ATCACTTAAAGTCTTTAAGACTTTAAGGTCCTTAAAGTCCCTAATGAAAAAGCCGAGGACATTATTTTTTGTCCTCGGCTTTACTTTACACCTTTGCACCGCTACCCTATTTCGCGCCGTCATTCTTACCGGAATCGGGCGAGGTATAGTACTGCGAAACATAGACCGTGAAAATCGGGAAGAACATCATGCCGACCGACGGCAGCAGCACGCACACGATTTTGCCTATCGCCGTTACCGGAAATATCTCGGCTCCGACGGTCGTAACGTTCATCCATGCCCACCAGAGCGCGTTGCCGAAATTCGTCAGTTTGGGATTCACTCCCATTTCGTAATCGAAGAATATCAATGCGGCGATATACGTGAACATGACTACCGTTATCAGATAGGCTGCCAGCAGACGCTTGCTGCGCCCCTTGACGAGCCAGTCGACGATAATCGTCATGGCGAGCATACTGCGGAGAATCGGGATGAAGCCTATCACGTGAGCCATATCCGCCGACATATCGACGCCAATCCAGTTCAGGATGTTCAGATACGGAATCGAAATCAGCAGAAACAGCACGTCGCCGACCAGATGTCTGCGCCGCCGTTCGGCATCCGACAGACGGAGAATCAACGTGATGATGAACACTATGCAGACGCACAGTTGCAAAAACATGTACCACTCCGAGAAGTGGATATGGTCGCCGTGCATAATCTCGATAGAGATGCCGACGATAAGCAGGACGCTCGCTATAAGCGAAATCGAGTTGAATGTGTCTATCCACATCCGTTTAGATGTTTCTTGCTGACTCATAATTCTTTGAATTTTCCAGCAACCATTCAAAATTGATGCCGCACGCATCGGGATGCAATTTTTTAGTCGAAATAGTTTGTGCAATAAAAATTTTGAATTATCTTTGCACTCGCTTCGACGATGAAGCACAATGGCGGGATAGCTCAGCTGGTTAGAGCGCATGATTCATAATCATGAGGTCGAGAGTTCAAGTCTCTCTCCCGCTACAAACTACAAATCAGCCACTTACAAAAATTAAGTGGCTTTTTTCATGCCTAAATTATGATTCTTTCAATCCTTTTTTATACTTTTATTGCGTGTTTTGATGAGTATTTACGAGTATTAAAGCACTTCAATGGAGCAAAAATGGAGCAAAAAATATTGACATGGCAACATTCAGAATCAGTTTGGACACAAGGTCAAAACAAGCATCTGGGAAATATCCGGTAAAGATATTTATCCAATCTTCGACAACTAAGGTAACAAAAGCCCTTGGCATCTCTGTTCTCGAAAAGTTTTGGATTGGAGGTGAAGATGGACAGTTTGTGTCCAAATCATGTCCGAATGCCAAACTCATAAATGAAAGTTTACAGGCTATCGATTACAAATTCCGAAGTGCATTTATAGAATTACAACGCAACGCAGATATGGAATCCATGACTGCTGTCGAAATTAAAGACCGAATATTTAACACCTCTCCACAAAAACGCCATAGCCTAATTGAGGATATGGCTGATTACGCGGAAAAAAGTCGCTCCTCAAATACAAAGCAGACATATAAATATACTATATCATTATTATCGCAGTATACAAAATCTCAACCACTACAATACTCAAAAATTAGTTACGATTGGTTAAAAACTTTTGACCGATGGCTGGAAGACCGAGGATTAAAAATTAACTCTCGTGGAATTGTCATGCGAAATATTCGTATAATATACAATGATGCTATCAACAAAGGAAAAATCGGATATGAATCATATCCGTTCAGAACATTCAAAATAAAGACTGCAAAAAAAGACAAAGATTTTTTACGCCCCGAAGATATTATCATATTAAGAAATATGAAACTATCCGGTCGGCTCGAATACACGCGAGATGTTTTTCTTTTATCGTTTTACTTTGGCGGCATAAATCCGATTGACTTATTCAATCTCAAACCTGCTGACGCAAAAGGCAGAATATCCTATGAACGGCAGAAAATAAGGGATAGAACAGAAAGCAACGTCGTGTTGAAAATACAGCCCGAAGCAGAACATATCATCGAAAAATATAGAGGTGAAAAATATCTTCTCAATTTCGCAGAGAAATATTCCTGCTTTCGGACGTTCTATTCACACGTTAGAATGAATATCCCTAAAATAGGAGAAGAATTAGGCTATCCTAAAATGACGCTTTATTGGGCAAGATATACGTGGTCTACTCTTGCAGGAGATATAGGAATAGATGGGCGCATTATATCAAAAGTCCTCGGACATACGGAAGGTAGTCTTGCCGAAAGGAAATATATCATTTTTAATTGGGATAGAGCAGACGAAGCAAACAGGAAACTACTCGATTTTATTTTTAACAAAAAAGAGCCGTTAATTATCTAACGGCTCTTTTGATGCGCTATTCGATTCTTAATTTATAACCAGACGGAGAAACCACGCCTTTAAGAACTCCCAATATCTCTTTGGTTGTTTCAAGAATATTGGCACTATGCGCTTCTATGTTATGCAGGTACTCCGTGCATGTAGGATAAAACTCCTCCATTTCGCCCCAAATGCCGATAAGAGTATTGTTCGCATATACAAACTGCGGGTACTGTTTAAGCACGGCTTGTCTTATGGCATTCAGATACGAACCGAGCAATTCGGCAGTGTTCTCCGTTATGCCTTGTATTGTTCCACCGAGAGAGGTAGCGTTCTCATCTGTAAGATTTGTAAGTCCCGTATCCTTGACATATTCGAGAATTTTATTCCAAAAATCGCCGAGGTTCATAGTCGCGCCCTCAATTTCGGACAATAGACCACTTGCCTTATTTGCAAATTCCTCTTCCGACATTCCTCCTTTCGAGAAATCCTCATATAAGCCAAATACCTTGTCCTCGTACTCTTTAAGCACTTTATCCATTATCATGGATTGTAATAAAGACTTTAAGATAGTTTCTCCTAAATCATCAAAAACATCCTCCAAATCAGCCACAGCATTACCCGTCGCCTTGAAACTCTCTATCATAGAATCGGCTATATCAGAAGCCAAGTCTCCGAAAATGCCAGATATGTAGTCTTTCATTCCCTGCAACGCTTCCTCATAAGCCTGCAAGTCATTGATAAGACCCTCGACGAATTGTTTATCCTTTTGGGACAGCCCTTTTGAATAAGCGTCATACCATGCAGACAATTTATCGACATCAATATTGCCGAACTCGTCGTATATGTCGGATTTGACAAGGCTTATTTGATTCTTACTCGACCCCCAGAACTTCTGCCAGCCGGAACGCATATCGGAAGTAATATTCTCAAAACGATTTTTACCGAAATAGTCCGGCAAAGCAAATAAATCCCCAGAGAAATTAGATGCCGTTATCTTCTCCGATAAAGCACTGTTTGCCGACTCCCTCGCATCACGCATGATTTTGCCATAGGCTTTCAGTTGCGCCATGTCATTTGTTCCGAAGATACCCTCTGCGCTTTCAAGCAATCGTTCCCGATTCAATTCTTTCAATGCTTCGGCATATTCCCATGCGGACTGGGCTGCGGCTTCATTGGCGGCTTTATTTTGGGCAATGATATTAGTAATCATAGAAATCATGGAACCCGCCGCCTGCATATAATTACCCGATACGATATTCTCTGCGATGCCAGCAACATTACTCATCATGGAAAATGCAGTAGCAAGTCCTTCATTGCCCAATGCCGTCATTGCTTGGCTCAACGTTGCCGCTGCTGATGATGCCTCGTTAAACTTTGCCGCCAACTCCTCATTTTTTGCGGCTTTAAGCATCTTTTCCGTGGCTTCTGCAACAACATTCTCATCCAATCCACGCTCCCGCAGTCGCTGTTTTTGCTCGTCAGTGAACCCGTACTTTTGAAAATCGCGTAAAGCCTTTAATGCCGCCTTATAGTTGCCGCTGAAAAGAGCATTCCCTTTACTTGCAAGGGTCTTATTATATCCTGATTTAGACTGGAACTCATCGGCAATAGACTGTGCCATTCCGTCTAATCTCGCTTGGGAATTACGTTTGATATATTCCAATTCCTTATCGTAAAGATTCTCTATTCTGGCTAAATTTTCATTATATACCTCTTCTGTTATGTTTCCTTCTTCATATTTTAACTGATTACTAAGTCTTAGTTCGTCCGCTCTCTTTTTTGCTTTTTTCTCCTGCATGGATAAATCATGCAACAACTTGTTTATGGCATAAATACCGCCCTCTCCGATGTTGAAATCCTCCATTCCCCACTCTTCGAGTACCTGTTGCACATCCTGCGCACTTTTAATAGCGGTTTGTTGGTATCCAATAGCCGCATTTATCGCATCTTTCTCTTTATCAGTAAGGCTATCCCACTCAATGCCCAAAGCCTTTAATTGAGCCTTTATCGGGTCTGCATTTATGGAGAAATCGAGTTGTGGAACTGATTTTCCCCCAAGTCTGAATGTGTCTGAAATATACTCCTGCAACTTTTCGGGAATAGATTTCAGTCCATAATCGCCGATATTATAAAAAACATCCTGCATTTGATGCAAAATATCTCCCGCAACTCCGTCTGTCGAAACACCAACAGATATAACAATTTTTTTATCATCAGCAGACAAAATATCATTGCCTTGCAATGTATTATGTACATAATCTTCCAATTCTGCCGGCGACAAGACAGAGCCGTCAGGTAAAATCGGAGTAACCAATATTTCAACCTCGTTTCCATTTTTATCCAATATTCCATATTGGCTACTAAACAAAGTTGCAATTCCATCGCCGACATTTTCCCAACCTTTTTTCAATAACTCCTGAGTATCGATAATAGGTCTATTCAACAAGTCCACATTTCCAGAGCCGAAAATATCTTGCATTTCTCGACCAATTACCTTTTTAATATCATGTATCTGACCTATTATAGGTTTGGTATCATCGAATAGGCTAATATCCTTATTAAAAGTCTTTGATATATACTCTTGTATATTATGTAGTGAAGATTTTAATTCGTTACTATCAACATCGAAACTTAACTTTATCGCCTGCTCTTTCGACATACCCGACTGGCGCAACGACTTGTAGAAATCAAAGTTTTTCAAGTACTCGTCATACTCGGTCTTTGCGTTATCGAGTTGCTGTTTCAATTTGTCGGAAGCGTCTTTCGCAATATCAATACTCAACTTAATTGCTACATCACGAGCATCGTCGCCAAGAGCCAAAAGACGATTCAATATATCCTGACGAGCAGCATTGAACGACGCATCATCTACCTTAACACCAAATCGCTTATCAACTTCCGCCAGAGCCTCATCTTCGGATTGCGTTTTGCGCAGATTCTCATATAAAGACCTCGCTTTCTCCAATGTCTGTAATTCAGCCTTTATCTGTTCAAGAGCCTGTTTTTCGGGTGATTTAACTTTTTTATTACTATCCAACGAAATGTTAAACTTCGATGCTATTTTCTGCACTATTGCAAGATAATCTTCTGCTCGTTTAATTTCATCTTTATCTACTATTTCTAATTTTTTGGCTATCTCCAACTCATCGGTTGCGGTTTCAAGTTCACTCTTTATTCTATTTATGGCATCAGAACGCGACGTTTTATAATCAGAAATAAGGAATCGCCCGATAAAATCTTTCGGAATATTAAGATTATTTATTATCTCATTGAATTTCTTCTGCCACTCAACAAGCCCCTCTTCGCCAAGCGATTTTCGGTTAAGGTCTGATATTGCGGCTTCTGAATCTGCAATTGCTTGACGTAGTTTCTCCTGCTCAATGCGCAGTTTCGCGACCGCAGCGCGTGCTTTTTCTAATTGTTCTTCATACCATTTACGATTTGGCAGATTTTCCCTACTTAAACGTTCCTCAAATTCTGATATTCTTATATTTTGTTTATTTATTTCTTTCTCATTCTCCTCTATTTTTGATTTGGCATCATTTATATCGGATTGATATAGAATTTTTGTACTCTCAATAAGTTCATCTCTTAACTCTTTTGCTTTGCGGATATTTATATCGATTGCTCTACCTTGCGCATCAAAAGATGATACACAACCGTCAAGAGCGCGACTTAATGCTTGCACTGTATTCGCCAACTCCGCATTCTCCCGAATATCCCGATTAGTTATAGAGGATAATTGTTCGTATTTGGCAATAAGAGTATTTATCTTAACAATCGGTTCTTCAAGTTCTGCAACCTTTTGTCCCAAGTCCGATATTATTTCTGCCGTACTTTTTGCATCTTTATTGAATAGCGCAAATACACCGGCTAATGCAGATAATACGCCAATCACTACATTTGCACGATTCGCTGCCTTAAATGCGTTGTTAAGTGCATGTTGTGCCGTCGTAGCCGCGCCCTGCATTCTAATAAGGCGAGCCAATGCTTGATTTTGTTGCCATATATTATTAACGATATTCAGTGCTTTATATATTCCATACGTAACAACTACGGTCTTTAATATTCTCGCCACGCCATCCCAATTCTTCATCAAATCCAGCAACAACTGTATACTGCCCTTGATAACACCGTCGTTGGATTGACCAATATCGTTGAGCATCTGCATATAGGTATCGCTCAACTTGCGAAGCATACCGTATGTAGTTTCTGCCTGTATGCGCTGTTGGTCGTAGAATCGTCCGCCCTCACTCGTCAAATCGTCCAATACTTTCTTAACCATTGCGAACGGTACTTCGCGTTTCGATATTTTATCGAACGTTTCAACGGCAGACACTACACGTCCCTCCAATTCGGAGAACTGCTTCGCCAACTCTCCGACAAGGTTAATACCCGCTTCCGAGAACTGGCGCACTTCCTGTCCACGTAAGAACTCAGCACTACGTACCTGTCCATAGGCAAGGATGATACGCTGCATATCAACGCCAAGACCGGCAGACAAGTCGGCAAGCCTTTTCGTAGTATCGAACAACTCGTCATTGGCAATATTGTATGCAGAAAGCATTTTAGCATAAGATGCCAACTCGGAGAATGTGAACGGAGATTCTATCGCCAATCCTTTTAACTGCCCGAAGGTCTTGTCTGCGGCTTTGGCATCCTGCATAATCGCACGCAGCGCGACCTGTTGCAATTCAAATTCACCACGCACTTGCGCCAGTTCCTGCAAAAAGTTCTTGACCGCAAACACGGATACATACGTAGTAAATAATGTCTTGACATTCGACAGCAATCGCGATTGTACAGACAGTTCGCTATTTGTGCCGCTCAATGCCCCTCTTGTGCCTTTTGCAGCATTTGTTATCTGCTGTTGCAGTTTAACGCCTTTCAAGCGTTCGACATTCGCTTTTTCTTTCAATACATTTCCTTTTGCTGCCTCCGTATTGGCTTTCGCCTGTGCGGTAATCATTTTGGAATATGCGTCTGCCATTTGCTTCGGCGTTGTCCCCAAACCTTTCAATTTCTTACTGAAATCCAAGGCGGTGGACATGGTTATATTGAATTTCTTCGCAAGGGCTTCCGCCTCACGGATATTTTTATCAAATTCTTTGGTATCAAGGTGTACCGCAAAATTCAAATTATTTGGCATAGGGCTTATATTTTGATTGAAACTTTTTCGTCTGAATTGATATACTTCCGAAACGGCACTATCTCCCCGCGTTCCGCTTCGGCATTTTGCTGCGCAAGGCGTTTATTCATGCGTTCTATCGCTGCCTTTTGCAGTGCAAGGCATCTGTCGTCCACAAGTTTACTTCCTCGTGCGCGAGCCTTGCCTTTCTTATTCCCTTTCTTGTCGTGGTCGAAATTGTAAAGGACGTGCGGACGGTCTATCTGCATCAGAGAAATCTCCGAAGCATCCAAATCCCAACGATAGCCGTAAAACGGTTCGGAGATTATTCCGCAGAACCACCTGCGTGTGCGGCTGAACTCTGGGAACTCTGCGCAGAAAGCCGCTCTTGCGCCGATATAACTTCGCGCCGGTATTCCTCGGCTTCTTTCTTCGTCATCCTCACCATGTCCGTTCTCATATCCAGCGTCAATACTATATTCTCGTAATATGAGAGCAATGGAATTTTTTTTTTGCCTACCGACAGTATGTCCGAGAGTTGGGTTTCGTCAAGTTGCCACACGAAAGCAAACCAACGCCATACTATCCAATGGAACAACTTTATCTTCCAAAAGGAGTTCAGCACAATATATGCAGCCTCTTTGTGGTTAAAATATATGTCGTCTACGGCAATCGCCATAGTATCGTTTACGCCTTCGGGGCGTTTTGACATGTCGCGTTTTGACCACAAAGACGTTAGTTTCTCCAATGTGCCGTTTTTAATTGTTCCGATACGGACATAATGCTTTGTGCCTTTTATAGCGACTATTTCTTTTTCGCCGGATAATATTTCCGACAATTGCGCCTTTGCGTTTTTGCTCGGCTGTTTCATTTCGAGTAAATTGAGGTTATTAAAAAAGGGCAACCGTTTGGCTGCCCTTTATCGATGGACTTATGCGCCGGTAGATTCTCCTTCTAACAGAATCAGGTAATCTGCGCCATAAGGGTTCTGTTTGATTGCGCCAGACAGTAGAACTCCCGCGGGGTCGTCGCCGGATATACCGGCAAATGCCGCATAGATGTCTACACAGGCAAATACGACTGCGGTCTTTTTATCGTCGGAAACGATAAGAACCGTCTGTTGCAGTTTCTTCAAGTCGGTACTGTATCCCTTACCGGAATATTTCGTACCATCTCCACCCGTTACAGAATAGGTTGCACTGCCCTCCGGAGACTGGAATTTATCGAATACTGCCGCTGCAATGGACGGGATTCGTCCCTCCATAGTGAAATCTCCCTTCTCTGCACGTGATGCGATTTCTGCATCGCCTTGGTCGATTTTGATGGTCGTGATAGACGGCGAATCTTGGTCGAAAGACAATGAATCTTTCAACGTAAAAATGCTATCTGCGTCCGAAAAATCGAGAGTAACAGCACCTGTCTCTTTCCATACCGATGGGTCAAAATCCATCATGCGTATTTCGGCATTACCGACCATCAGTTTATCAAGGACTTTTTTATCTATTGTCATAGTTGAATTATTTTACTTTGATTATTGTTGGAATATTGATTATACGAGCGTGAAAGCCTACATCATCATAAGCATCTGCCACAACATCGATGTCGCCGAAGTGCAACCGACCCTTACTATAAACAAGGGCATCCACAATCCCGCGCTGCATTATCGATAACTTCTTGCCGTTCTTTTGGAATTGAACATCCCTCGCAAACAAATGCACAGAACAGGTCGTTCTGCCGAAAGTATACAAGTCCGAAATCTTTCCGTAGAGTTTAACCACCACGAAATCGTCCATGCTTTCAGCAACGCTCCTCGGACGAGAACCGACAAACACATTCTTACTGATGCCTGCCGATTTCACGATGTCGCCGAGTATCTGTTCTACATCTGTTTGGTCGAAATAATTCCGTTCCATTAAGGTATCGGTTTGAAGTATCGATGATAGTTTGCTCGAATATCGTCTGCCGTAAGTGCCAATATCTGTTCTTCGTAATCGACTGCGAAATATGATTCCGGAACCAATCCTGCCATAACTACACCCACCCAGCCGTAATTCGGGACAGAAATACCTTTGATTTCAGCCCTTGTATCGCCTTTGATTTCGTTACCTTTGGATATGATATGTATTCCGACCTGTTTGCCGTTGTGATACAATATCCAGCCATAACTATCTCCTGCTTTAAGGTGGCTCTGGTGGTTCTCGTCATGATTAACAAGGGCATATTTTACCGCTGCTTCAAGCAAATCCTGCATACCCATTTTGAATTGCTCATTATTGGCTTTGCGAAAACACTTGAATGCGTTATTTATCGTCTCCTTGTTATTCTTTCGATTGTCCATAGAATCCATTAGTTAGCCGATTCATTCGCCCAGATATTAGAACCGAAATTGAAAGTAGTCGCCTTTTTTACGACCAATCGCATAATCCTCGTATAGGTATAGAGTTCTACCATATCGCCCTCTTGAATATCCACGGAATGACGCGGCAACGCCAACTTATAGTCGGTCGCCAACGCATCTTTTGTATTCTGAACATTTCCGGTCTGCGTGCGTATTCCGCACACGCTTTCCAGCACGACCCTATATTCAGGTTTGCCGTTATCATCGAGAACGACATTGCCAAACTGGTCGATTGCCGCTCTGCTGATGATTATTCTATGAGGAAATCTGACGTTCTCCATTTCAATACAAATTACTCATGCGAACCTTGCTCGTAGTCATCACATTATCGGCAGCCGCATCTCCATATTTCTTATAGATTGCGAGTGCCTTTGCGCGTAATCCGGCTCTATCCGTTACGGTCTTTGCCGATTCCTGATGCTGCCAACCGCCATCGCTTTCGAGAGAACCCGAAGACGTTTGGCAGGTTGTCGTCAGCCATATAAGCAAATCAGCGTAGCACAACTGTCTATCCCTTTCAGATACCGACACTGCAAAATCCGAAGATTCGACACCTCGGTTAAACAGAATAGCCTTTAAGGTCTTATCGGGAACGTTGAAATCAACCATACCCGACAACCAATCCGTAATCAAATATCCACCACAATCACAAGACATAACCACTCATTCGGTTTATTTCGGGCGGCGAATAACCGCCCGAAAAAATTGAACTTACGCTGCTGCTGCCGAGGTATCGAGATAGAGGAATCTGTCGATATTCTCGGGTACAGTCATACCGGTAAACTCCGCCGTAAACTGCATTGCCTTACGAGCCGACAACACCTCTTGCTGAATACCTATCTTTCCACCGTCGGACAGATACATCGGGTTATCCTGCGTCGAGAATATTGTAGTCGGAGCCTGCCACTGCAATTCGCCGACATAACCATCAGGACGGATCAGTACGGTATTATCCGCAAATCCGACAAGCGGAGTATCGACGACTTTCTGCGTTTTCGGGTCTATGCCCTGCACTACGCCGAACCAATCTTCAACCGAAATCTTCGGCAGACGAAGGCGCGACGACAGATACTCGTTCACGTCTTCGAGCGTTACGACGTAATTCTGCAAATTATCGGTATTGATAGTACCGTTAGTCTTCCACACCGCAACCTGCATGAGCGTCGTAGGATGGTTCGCAAGCGTATTGAACGTCGCGTCATTCATGCGGAATACCGCTGGATTCGGAATGCGAAGCGTGCGACGATAGTACTCCCACATATCTCGGAGGTCGCCGATAGGATTCGCCTTGTCATTGCTCCATGCGAACTTCTTTCCCTGCTTGCCGAATCCACCGCACTTACGACGATTGGTTTCAGGTGCTTTCGCAATGAAATCAAACGTAAGATTGATAAGACCGCCGGAGTTATTCTCTTTCGTCGTAATGTATTTTCCCGTAGATTCCACCTGTAAGCCGGTATACGAACGAAGCGTATGGATTCCGGCGATAAGGTCGCTCGTGTCATTCATAAACGAATTGAACACTCGCTCGTATTCTGGTCTACCGCCACGCAACGCAAGATACTGCGCTTCGAGGAATGCCTTTTCGTTGAAATTCAAAGCGAGTTTCATCGTCGGCATACTATCTGTATTGAGTTTGAATCCTCGGTTATGGATAAGATGACCCTCGGCATCGCGGGCGACATAGTTCGCCATGATAGGTACGCGATTGGTGCCTATTACCTGCGTATACTCGCCCGTACGGTTCTCTTCGGCTACTCTGAAAAGTTCTTTCCACTTGGCGTCCGGATAGATATTCTCACTGAACTGGTCGCGGAAGAATACACTTACCGAATCGAATCCGCCAAAACGCAGTCCCTCATTAAGGAACTTGTACCATTCTGCTTGATGTGTTTGCTGCTGTAAGTATGCCATAATTTACTCTCCTTTCTCCGGGAACCATTCCCATTCTACATACTTGATGTTGTTCTTTACTATGTCCGGCATCGCAGGAATCATATTCTCGTAAATGTTCTTGATTCCGAAAGCAATGCTACCGGCATTCTGATTACCACCGATAGTATCGTCTACGATAAGTTCATTCGGAATCGCATACATAGCCTTAGATGCGCCGGCATCCGCCGCTTCTACGATAAAACTTCCTGCCTTAACGCTGGTAAGCGCGCCAAGCGCACCGGTCGAAACCGTGATAGTATAGTCATTCTCCCCGACCTTAATCATCGAATCAGAAAGAGTGATAGCAGTGCCTTTTTCGGTAAGCGTAGACGGACATACCATCACGTTCATTCCGGAATACAACTGAGGAGTTCGTGCGGTCTTCTTCAAGACGATTACGTCGGAATCCGTACCCGTCGTCGCCGAAATAACCTCGAAACATTTGAGGATTCTGCCCTCATGCGTTTTGTAGTTATACTCAATCGGCGATCCGCTCGCGACAACCTCGCCAATCTTCAATTGGTTTTTGAGCAACCATCCGGCTACTCGCTTTTCAGGAATGCGAACCCATACCGGAATGCCGCCGCCAACCTCTTGCGATCTGCTCACAAATTGATTGTACTGTGCCATTTTTCTGTTTTTAGTTTAACATTTCTTTTGGCAATACTTTTCAGCATTAGCCTTGATTCTTTCGGCTTTCTCCTCATCCGAAAGTTCTACCGGTTTACCGCCTCCGAAATTATTGCCCCCGGCAAACGGATGTCCGGTATTGGCATGCGCTCGCGAATATTGAGTATCATACTCGGTACGGCACTCCTTGACAATGTCATCGACAGACTTTTCGGAGTCGATACTCTTGCTCAGGAACACGTAGTCCAGTATAAATTCGTCATCCGCGCCCTGCTCGATAAGGTTTTTCCTTACCCGCTCTTTCAGCGCATCCATTTTTGCCTTGTCGCTTTGCTCCCTCGACGCTTTCATGAACTCTCGAACTTCTTTCTCGAACTCCGACGGTTCATCAGGCTTTGGTTTGGGTGCAGGAGGAGTAGGCGGTGTCGATGGCTTATAGTTTTTCTTAAAGTCCTCGACATTCAAGGCTGTTTCTCTCGATATTTGCCCGCCGATAGACGTAAGAAAATTGACATGCGAGGTATAATACTCATCTGTCAATACATCTTCGCTCTCCGGCAAAGCCATATTCTCGACATACGCCTTGATGGTTCGCTCCGAACAGCCGCTCTTTTCGGCTCTCGCAAGCAATTCTTTTAGGATTCTTTCCTTCATGTTTCAATATTTTAAGCAAGGAGGTTTGTCCTCTCTCGCAGTGTTATCACAAAAAGAAGCCCGACGGCATATAACCTACACCGTCGGGAAACAACCAAGAATGTACTGTCATTTCGTCAGAAGCAGGTCGCCTGCATCTTCACAGGCATACAACCTTTTCAAGGTTTCTGCGACAAATATATCGAGGTCGTTTTTGCAAACAAATTTTCAAGCCTTTCTCGATAATTTTTTCTTGATTTATCTAAAAACATAAATACAAGCACAGTGAAAGACAGCACCAAGACGCTGTAATTCAGCATGTTTGGAAGATAGGCGGGGCTATATGGAAGATAAAAACACACCAAACAACTGTAAATCAGTCATTTTGGAGGATATGGAAGGAAAAGTGCAAAACCTTTCTCCATTTTACACATGTCATTTTCACATATACTTTTTACTTTCTCCTTCCACATCTTCCAAAGTAATTATAAATCAGTAAAATAAGCCATTTTCTACCCTTTGTTTTCTTCCATATAGCCACATTTCCCTCCAAACTCATTGATTATGACCAATATAAATAAAATAGACCGACCACTGATGTTATCAGTAATCGGTCTTATCCAATTCTCGCAACCGTTAAACTATAAATTACCGCAAAATATTAACAACAATAATTACATTTATATATTTTTTTAATAAATCTCCGTATAAAATACGGCAAATTGACAAATTTTTACAGCAACACGCTATCTATCAGGCTATAATATCAAAAAAATTATAAAAAAAAATTTCGACACCCCATCGCGCTGAGACGCTCCGATAGCATACCCCCCCCCTGCCCCCTACGCTGTTGCGTCGTGTTTATATTATGCGTATAATGTAAACGACATTGCGCTACTTAATTGGCTGCGATTCATTACATTGCGCTTTCGCCTGCTTGTATATCTCGCACTCTTGGCAGCGCAATGGCGTGTAAAATCGATGTATTTTCGCGTTCTCGTCGTTTGCGTCTGTTTTCCGTTGGAAATCTCCGAGTTTAAGCAAAATAGTGGCTTTTTTCTCGCTTTCAAGTTCGCCCGAACGTAGTAAATTATTCAATTCTGTTATGATACCATCGTTGTCGAGGTTCCTCTCTTTCATGCGTTCGAGTATCTCGCGCTCAATATCCGGCGTAGTCTTCGCGCCGATGCCGTGCGTGTTTATATATGAGTCTATCGCCGCCTGTTTGGCTATTTTCTCACGTAGCAAAGCTTTTTCGTAGTAATCTTTTACAATATCGGTATTCTTCCAGACAGACGTTGCCGAAATCATCGTATTATTATTGCATTTCGGCTGCTTCTCGCGGGACATCGTGTATATAAATTGCCAATTATCGGACTGATAGTGCGCCTGCCAATCGAGCGCGAAACGCTCGCGGTCTGTCAATGAACGCTTGGAAACGTGGATTTTTTTCGCTGGTCTTCCTGCCATTTTTTCGATTATTTTTTTGCAAATATAATTACGGCGTTTTTACAATATGCAAACATCGGCGATTTCTCGCGGTTCTGCGCTACGTGTTCGGTTTCGGCTTTCGACGTTAAAAAAAAGTTTTTCGCGTTTGTCGGGCTTGTTTTGTTGCTCTGTTTACACGCTGCGAGCAGTTGCAAAACTGGTTTATGTATTTTGGTGTAAATTATTGAAAATAATATACTTAATATTTGTATATGTTATTTATTTTATGTAACTTTGTGTAAACAAAAGAGGTAAAAAGTTCTTTGTAATAGATACGAAAAAGCCCCGAACACGTCGGGGCTGGGTTGTGGAACTCACCTATATAAAGCAGTTCCGTAAACCGGTTTTCAATATGATACGCTCGAAGTTCATTTTGAAAGTTTGGAAAATCCGATTTGAAATATCAATCGAATTTTAGCCAAACAGGGAGGGTAAAACCTCCCGCCGGTTTTATTTGAAAAAATCGACCTTTCGCGAGTTCTCGCGAAAGTATTTGCGAAAGGTCGAACAAATAACATAAACGAAAACCATTAAAAACGGGTCGCGCTTACGTTACAAGCGCAAAGGTATGAAAAATTTGGTAAATTCAATCGAAAGCGCAAACAATTATTTTAAGAGCAGCGAAAGCGCGCAAATGCTCGCAATCTACTCGGACAACTCCCGCGATGTTTATCCGGTTATAGAATGGCTTACGGAATGCGTAACGAAGAAGATACGCAAAGGCATTGCGGTAAGCGTTGAACTCCTTGCGAACTGCTCGACACTTCAAAGCCTTATGCGTGATGCTGTCAAAGAGGCTGCCGAACTCGGAGAATGCCGCCAGTTCTCAATCGACGACCGCCGCGCGGTGGCTTATCGAGTAGCCAACACGATTATAACGGATGCGCAATATTTGGCAACTTGCGCGGCATAACCTCGACCACTTCGACCGCCGAACGAGTTGAACGAGTTCGGCGGACTTCCGAAAAAGATTTAATAACAAATTAAAATAATTTACAAATATGATTCCATATTTTGAAATTCATGTAAATCGCGTTACCGGCACCGCAACGCTTACCGAATCATTTAAAAAATCCACCGTAGTATATCACGCTTTCGTAGGAACTTGCGCAACCGATGAATATTTGCATAAAGAAACGAAACATCCATAATTCAGATGCGCCGAATGATTAAACGCATAGCAAAAGCGGGCAGACGTGACGCCCGCAACTACGTAGAACGCATAAAGTTTTAGAAAATGAAAAGTTACATAAATATTTATCAGCAAGTGAATCGAATAATAGCCGATTACCTTACCGACGATTGTTGTCAGCCGATTAACAACATTGCTAAAAATCGAATTCACAAAGTGCGCAATATTGAAAACCGGTATATATTCAATATAAACAAGTCGGAGGGTTTTTGCAAGGACATCACATTTGCCGAAGCATGCGCACACGACTTCGGCGGTATCTATCATGTTTATGTAAATGAATCGAAACTATATCCGCGGCGAATTTACGCAGGATATTAAAAGAAGGGTGCGCCGTGTGGCATCGGCGGAGCGACACCGCCGCACCTCCTAAAATATTAACTAATTAAAACTATTAAATTATGGGACAAATTCAAGTAATGACCCGCGACGGGTTTGTAAGTATTGACAAGTTAAACCCGCGCACGTCGCAGGAACTCGAACGCGGTGCGCGCATTTACGGAGAACTCGGGTACGGGTTCAGCGCATCAGGCATCTTCGCCGCTACGGGCAACGAGGACGGGCATATAATCGAAATCGGCGGAGCGCATAGACGCATGAACGCCAGAGAATCAATGCTACCAATATCGCGACAATTCGGAATCGGTCTATATTGGGACGACCGCGACCCCGATTTCCGTTTCGATGAAGAAACCATTTGCGCGGCTGAACGAGCCGCCGACATACAAAAACGATGGAACGAACGAGCAGACGAACGAGCAAAACAGGCATACACCAGAAAGGCGGACGAACTCCGACAGAAATATGCGGGGATACTTGAACCGATTGCGGACAGTTACGACAAAAAAGGAGCGACGAACAATTTACGAAAGTTGTTAAAATACCATTTCCCGACCGTGAAATTTTCGGTACGCCGCGAAAACTATGATACGATATACATCAAATTCACGGATGGCGCGCCGATTACTGAGGAGGTCGAACGAGTAGCGCAGCAGTTCAATATCCGCCATTTTGACGGCATGACCGATTACGAGGACATAATAAACACACCGTTTGCCGACACTTTCGGCGGACTGGGCTATATTTTCGTGGAGAGAGAAATGAGCGACAAAGTGCGCGAACGGCTGACCGCCGAAGTACTTGAACGGTTTCCGATTCTTGCGAACAACAAAGATATACCGGTGGACATATTCCGCAAAGAACTGGACGGACTGAAATATGACGAGAACCGCGAAATATTCGACGCCTTGCAAAATTCCGACTACTGGATAAATGCGGCAACGCTGGTACACAGCCTATTCGATAAAATGGATTTTACACCGAAAGTCGAAAAACCACAACCAAAGGTGAACGACGTGCAGTCCAAGACTGAACCGGTATCAGCAGCGAACGATTTGCAAATCATCGATTATTCCGAAAGGGCTATCGCGGTAATTGGCAACACGAAGCCGATAAAAGAAATATTAAAACAACTCGGCGGACGATTCAATTTGCGTCTAACCTGCGGGGCGGGCTGGGTATTCCCTAAAAGCAAAACGAACGAACTACGGGCAGCCCTCAACCTATAAAAAACAAAAAAGCCCCCGCCCGAACAAAAAGGGCGGGCGGGCTGCCGGGAAATATCCACAGACCACAAACGGGGTCGAACGATTAAACCGATTTATCAACCGAACGATTTTAACAAATAATTTTACGATGGAAACGGATTTCAAACAATTTATATGCAAAAGGGCGCAACAGGGAGAACAGATATACTCCACTATGTGCGATTTCACCCGAACGCTGAACGAAGATGCCACGGGAGTATCATTCGCAGATATTACCGATGAATGGCTGGGGGGATATGCCGAGTATATGCGGGAAAGGATTTGCGGGAATAGTGCAAAAACCTATTTCTCCATACTGAAAACGACCCTTAAACGGGCAAAAATGACACGCCCCAAGGATGTACTAACAGACAACTACAAGGAGATACTGACCGCCAAAGGCACAAAGGCAATACGCTGCTATTTGACGATGAAAGAATTGAAGAAAATAGAAAAATATGCTCCTACCTCAAAAATTGAACGAGCAGTGCGAGCGCAGTTCCTTATAGGAGCATACACAGGCGCAAGACAATCGGATTTCCGAGAACTGACAACCGATAATATAAACGACGGAATGCTGTCATATATCAGCAAAAAAACACATATAAAGGCTGTTGTTCCCGTCAAACCGATAGTTGTAGAACTGTTGAACGAGTTGAACGAATTGCCGGATGTAACCCTATGTTATTTCAACCGAGTTTTACGCAGGATGTGTGCCAAAATCGGCATAAATAGCCCCGTGCGGGTATTCAGTTCGGGAGAACAAAAAGAGGGCGAGAAATGGCAGTTTTTATCAAGCCATACGGCGCGAATCTCTTTCGCAACAAATCTCTACTTCTTGGGATTAAATATAGTAACCATCGCGAAAATGATGGGACATACCAATATATCGCAGACCTACCGGTATATCGTAGACGAGAATATTGAATTGCCGGAAAAAGTAAACGTATTTTTCAAATAAAAGAATAGGAACACCCATGTTTGGAATAGATTTCTACCCCACGCCCGCCGAAGTCATCGACCAGATGCTGACAGGTACAGATATAGCCGGCAAATACATATTAGAGCCATCAGCCGGTAGCGGAAATATAGTAGATGCCTTGACGGCAAGAGGCGCACAACAAGTTATCGCTTGCGAAATAGACGAACGTCTGCGCAAAATACTATCTGGCAAGTGCGAGATTATCGGCGACGACTTTTTAAATGTCAGAGCCGAACAGGTAAGCCACATCGATATGATTGTAATGAACCCGCCGTTTTCAGATGCCGAAAAACATATCTTACACGCCTATGATATTGCGCCGGACGGTTGCGAAATAATCTCCTTGTGCAATTATGGAACGATTGCAGACCCGTGGAGTTCTGACAAGAGGAGAATAAAGGAATTAATCAACAATTACGGATTGGCAGACGATTTAGGAAATTGTTTCAAAAACGCAGAACGCACAACCGATTGCCGGATAGGTTGCATACACCTTTGGAAACCAAAGAGCGGGGAGGAGGAGTTCGACGGATATTTCTATGACATGAACGACCACGACGAAACCGGAACGGAAGCAGGTATTATGCCATACAATTCGATACGAGACATCGTGAACAGATATGTTGCCGCAGTGAAGATGTTCGACAAAGTTATGGCGACGAACATGGAAATAAACGAACTGACAAATGTATTCGATGCTTGTCCGATATATTTCGGTGCGAAATGGCGTAACAATAGATATACCGAAGTTACCCACGACATCTACAAAAAAGAGTTACAAAAAGCCGCATGGCAGCAAGTTTTTCGCAAAATGAACATGGATAAATACGTTACTCGTTCAGTGCGCGATAATATCAACCGATATATAGAAAGACAGTCGAACGTCCCGTTTACCATGCGCAACGTATTCCGAACTCTCGAAATGATTGTAGGCACGAATGACAATCGAATGAAGCAGACCCTCGTCGAGGCGTTCGACAAGATTTGTTCTTTCTCTGCCGACAATTCAACCGCTGGTGAGAAATGGAAGACCAACTCGAATTACATGATAAACAAACGATTCATCGTGCCGTATATAACCGAACATTCATGGCATGGAATAACGGTAAATCAATATGTACGGGTCGGTAGTTTTGATAGATATGTCCAAGATATTAACGACGTTATCAAAGCACTGTGTTACATTACCGGTACACCTTACGAGTTTACGACAACTCTCGACCAAATAAACGAAATAAACGTCGAGTGGGGCAAGTGGCATGAACTCGGCAAGTTCGTCCGCAAGCACAAGGATGCCGAACCGGAGTATGTAGCGGGATTCTTCCGCATTCGCGGGTATAAAAAAGGGACTATGCACTTTGAGTTTCTCGATGACGACGTATGGGCGAAGTTCAACATTGCCGTTGCGCAAATTCGCGGCTGGGAGTTGCCGCAAAATATCAGAAAATCAAAGTAGTATTTTTTTTGTTTGATTTTTCTTGAATTATTCAAATAATTGTATTATCTTTGTACAGCAAAAGAGAAACAACTAAAACCTTACAACTATGAAAACGAAAATTAACGCTATCGTAGACAAGTCAATTTTTGAGAACGAACGATATAAAGGAACTGAATACGTCAAAGAAGAAGTAGTGGTGCTGAAAGTTAGTTGTACCAAGACCACAAATTATACAGCGTATATTGATGTGAATAAAGATATGTATGTATCTACTTTGGTGTTCATGAATTCGGTTGCGGCAGAAATCAATAATAGAATTGAATCGGCAAAAGATTGGGAAATTATGCACTCGAACAGGTCGGAAGAGTTGGGTGCAGAATTTGATGATTATGAAGAATATATAAAAGACATATTCGCCAAATGCAATAAATGTTTCTCGTATAAATTTAAGTATACTTTTGACGGTAAAGAAGTAAATATAATAAATAATGACAAAGAAGAATTTACGAAAATAGATATTTTAGCCCATTTAGGCGAACCAGAATTTGATTGTATCAAAGAATGGCTTGCCGATGATATTTCGCACGCACTAACAGAGCGTTTTGGATATTATTGGTCTGAAAATTTTGAAGCGATTTTCGAGAAGTAATGGGACGAGGCGGAGCGCGCCCCAATGCGGGGCGGAAAATAAAAGGTGAAATTCCATGCAAAGACAAAACGGCTGTATCTGTGCTACTTGAACCACAAATAATTCAAGCAATAGATGCAACAGGTATGAGCCGAAACCAATGTATCGGAATGATTGTAAAAGATTTTTTCAAGGATAAAATATAATAATTGACGAGAGTCTCGATTTACAATAAATAATTACCCCCGCTACCAACTGATAGCGGGGGTAATGTTTACTGGTTCTTTGCGCACGTCCGGCATCGGACAATCTTTAAGATGATGCGGTCGCCATCGACGATTAACATTCCGTCGCGTCTGTTATCCGCGCCTTTTCTGTTTTCACATTCGCATTCCGTGCGTACCCGATAGGTCTTGAACCCTGCCTCCTCGAAAGCCTTGCCGACGAGGGACAACTCCGATTTTTTGTTGAGTTTGTACATTGTGTTATAGCATTTCGAGCGATAAAAAAAGCGGCATCGCTCTAACCCGCTGCTATAACACATTTCAAAGGTGCTTGCCGTAGTCATTACAACCACGACACGGGGATGATACCGCTTATATGATATTCTAAATGCGTTTCCGCACCTTGTATGTTATAGCACATCAAAGATACGGATAATTTCGGGATAAGCAAAAATATAGGCTATATTATAATACCTTTGCAAAAAAAATATAAACATACGATAATAGCATGGAGATACAACAATACGAAGAAAACGGAATACATTACGCATATTGCGAGGCATTCGACATACTCGGATATGGCAATACGGGAGAGGAGGCGATACAGTCCTGCAAATTGATACTTTGCGAAATGCTTACAGATGCCGTAAAAAACGACCATCTCGATACGCTGTTAGCGATTTACGGCTGGGAGCAGACGAATCAACCGACATTTAGATAGCATCAAGGTGTACAAAACCGAATAAAATAAGCCGCTACATGAGCGGCTAATATCCATACGAGAAAGTATGGCGATACTTGATTGTGTTACAAAGGTATATACTTTTTTGCAAAACACAAATGTTATCAGTTAAAATTACTTCAACTTAATATCTTGTGTTAGATTATAATAATTTGCCTTACCATTTGGCTTAATTGAAATTTCTGCTAAAATTTCTCCTTTCTCAAATGTTGCATAAAAATAAACCGAACCACTTAAAACTCTACTACCATAAAGAATTCTATCATCATCACTGTTTATAACACCAGCAATAGTATTTATAATTGGACTCCCATATTTTGTAGTATATTGTTCCAATAAACTTTCGTATCGACTAATTGGAATAGCATATTGAGACTTATTATTTATTGTTTGTCTCCATTCTGCAATATAATAAATTCTTGTAAGAACACCTTGTTTATTGAAAAAATATTGATAACCCCAATTATCCTCAAACATATCAAGTCCATCGAAATATTCGCCAGCGATTCGCAATATCTTTTCTTTATTATCGCCTAATATACCTCGTCCCAAATCACATTCAACTACGGCAATCTTAATCTTTTCTGTTTCAATTATTGTACTACCATCAGTGATAATTGCATAAAGTTCATATTCACCAATTTCGCCGAAACTATAATCGTATACCCTTAAATCTCTTGGAATTGGACTTGTTTTTTCTCCATTACAAAACCATGTTACCAATATATTAGGATTGTTTGATTGATAATCAACTGATAATATTATTGCTTGTCCAATACCCACTACCTCATCACTGCATACTGGGACATATTTATGTTCAGTCGAAGTATTATTATCTTCATCTTTGCTGCATCCTGCAAATCCGAATGTCAGTGCAATTAGCGCGAATAATAAAATCTTTTTCATTTTTAGGACATTTTGAAATTATGTTTATTCATTAAATAGTTTTTGTTGTTTAGCATCTGATTTATGTTTAGGTTTTCGTATCCATTTAAAAGTTGAATCGTTATTTATACTATAAACATGATCAACCTCGTAGGTAGTTGATACCCTACCGTTATCATTCTTTATTTTATTAACAATATTTAGATCACAATTTATAAATATTCCGTTCTCAAATTTAATTCGTTTATAATAGACAGACATTAAAAATTCATTATCAACTACTTTAAAATCAATTGGCAGATCATTATATATTCCCTTCCATAAGATTTTACTACCTTTTATCAAAACTGGTGAAATAATATAAATTTGTACGTCATTGCATTTTTCAATATGAATTTCCTCTCTTTCTGGCAATAAATGAGTAATGAAATCAGATCTATTTATTCGAGTTTTGTCTGGTTTGATAAATATGTCGTTATTTATTTTTGCTTGAACAGATATACATTTAATATCTGGCACAGATAATATTTTTCTATAATATTTACTTGTCAATCTTTGTAAATCTTTATCAGATCGAATTAGATAATCAATCTCTTCTTTCGTATATTGATTATTCTTAATCGCATTTAATATCTCTATTTTATTTACAATTTCGCCAGTTCGAGTATCCTTTGGGCGGAAAAAACTTCCAGCCCATCCACCGATGAATCCAGATATAATCAGTGCTGGTATTTTCTTTTTGGCAGAGATTATTAAATTATCTACTATACCGCCTTCATTCTTTGCCTGAACATCTACTAAAATCTCACAGCCGATATATTTTTCAAGCGATGCAATAGAAGATAAAATATACCTTTCACATTCATTATGAATTATGGCACTAATGCAATGTCTGTCATTTGAAAATAAATGATAGTGCAATTGAAATAATATATATTCATGTTCAGCCAATTCTTGCATTATTTACTGTCATTATTGGGGTCTAATTGATTTATACGACGTATCATCAGCAAATATTTAGGCATCTTGTCGTTATCCGATTTTATTAAACTATACGCCTCCAATATCTCTTTGTATTCAAAATCTTTTAAGCGTGTAACACAACCATTTGGAATCATTTCTATAATACGCTCAATTAATATATTGCATATATCATACTGATTAACGTTTGAAAAATTTTGAATAGCAAATAATTCATATTTTAAAAATAGGTGTAGTCTATTTATCGTATACGTATTTTTATTTTGCGAATTTATCGAATCCTCCATTAGAGTGTAATACACATCTGCTATGGCAACATTATTAGCCCCATCCATTATCATGGATTTATCGTTTATGTTTTGCATCTGCTTATTAACATAAACAGATTGCTGTTGCATATATTTATTCAATATAACATTCTTATTTGCCCAATCATTTTCCAACTGTTCAATACGTTTATTAATGCCAACAACAGTCCAAATCTGCCATGTTATTAGAATTGTTACCAATATTGATAAAGCAGAAACAACATCATTACTGTCTTGCTTGTATTGCGGCTGTACGTAATAAAGAAATAACGACAATAATATTATGGCTGCAACAACTGTCAATACACACAATAAAAATTCCCGCCATTTCATAATAATTTCTCGCTTAATTTTTGAATAATTTTCATTGCTTCGGCGTGCTGACGGATAAGTTCCGCATTCTGACGCACTATATCTGCATTGATTTTTATCACCTCTCCATTTTGTCCGATGATAGAGAGTTGCCCCTCGTTTAACTTCTCAAACGACGATGAAAATTTTTCTAAAAATCTTTCAGAGAAAGCACAATTTCCCTCATTTTTTACCAACATTTCACCTTTTCCAGTGATTAGCCATTTAGCCGATATTTCCGGAAATTCAGATAATATTTTATTCAGTTTATCTGCACCTATTCCGTCATTGATTGTCGCATAATAACTTTCAGAAAACCCGCATTGCTTCGACAACGCACGTCCAGATATTCCTAAATGACTGATTACCAAATCCAATCTATCTTTTATTCCCATTGTAAATATTTTTTTATTCAAATTATTTGTTATTGAACAATATTTTATTTATCTTTGCAGTGTTGTAATTAAAATAGTATGACAAATATAGTACTAAATACCCAAAAATCAATAGGTAGGCTAACCCGTTTATCCGATTTGCCCTTTGAAAATTACCTTTTAGGCTACGGAAGCGTTGATAGATATAAGGCTATTATCGCAGATATTCGGAAACAGGCGTGCATTGATTCTGATATGACGATTTACCGGTTACGCAAGGGCGTATATCGACCGAACGCGCTTACCCGCCGAGAGATTGCCAAAGTCATAGCGAAGCATTCGGGGGATAGGACAATAACGGGAGAGATGCTATTCCCAGCGGAATTTTACGCCCGAAAGCATTAGCAACGGCGCACGTGAAATGAGAGAAGTGTATTTCGTAAACGAATAATTTTCAAAACAAACAACTATGGAAACTGTATTACCTATTGTTTACGCCGCTGCCAATATGCTTTTGTTGGCATTCGTAGCGTTCGTCGCCGGTCGCCTGCATGAATTGCGTCGGCAGACAAAAAAGGCTCTTGACAAAGAATTGGAGAACCTGAAACTAACCGAACAAGTGCTAATGCTCGCCAAACGCGCAACATCGGAATCTGCGACCGACAAGTCCGAACCTGCGCCGGCAACAGCCGCCGAGAAGAAATCGGAGGCGGAGATTGAGCAGGACGAAAAACTGTAACCTCAATAGGCGGAGTTATAAAAGTATAACTAATTATCGTTAGAATATTTTCCGTTTTCACCTCCGCCTTTTAAGCAGCACTATGAAACGTTTGATAAACTACATAAGAAATTTGTTCGGAGCAGACGAGAAACTCCGAAAGTGGTGTGTGGAATACGCGCACAATATAGCAAAATGGGAAACTCGTTACCCGCCGACAGACGAGGTATCTAAATATGCCAAATCGCTATATGAATGGGTTAAAACAGGGCAGTTCTAATTTGCTCGATAACACTTGTGTAAGATTCTCTTGTGTTAATTATTAGTTGCTTATCGTCTTCTCGGCAAGCATCAACATAAACGGCACAGCCTTTATCAAGAGGTTCAACACAAGCGATTTTAGAAACTGCAACTAATGTAGCACCTTTTGATGCTACGATTTCGATAAACCCTTTCATAATTATAAAATTTAAGTGGTAGGACAAAGATAGACAAAATAAAGCCGTTCGGCAACTTTCATGGGAATAAGGTTTAAGTGGGTATTAGACGACGCAGGACGGCTTTTATTAAACTGACGATAAGGATTTATACAAGCGATATGGACAAAAGAACACCGAGCCGGAGAAGATACTATGCTACGCTACTATAAGGTCTATAAGTATGAGAAAAGCAGGAAACCTCTTTGTATAGATGCCGCGCTCGGTGTTTTTTACAAACAAATAAACTTTATTTCAACTAACATTCAGTATGTTATGAATAGCAATGCAAAAAATATGACGAATTATTTGGTAGAGTCCGAAACTTTGCCTATGTTTGCATTGCCAAAGAGTGATGAATGCATCACTGATACATATTTCAAGAACGCTCATAAAAGCGTATCCCTGTGTTCTAATCTGTTTTGCAGGTTATCACTCTTTGGCGAGAAAAGGGGGTACGCTCTCTTTTGTTTATATACAACTAAACTTTTTAACACAAAATGCCAAAGAGTGAAAAAGTTAGTGAGCAACTGGGGAATAATAGTATCCAGTCCACGCAATCCGTTCGCGAGTACCGTAAACTACTCCGTAATCTCTGTTCCCTGCCGTCAATGCGCAAGATTGACGAATCGGAATTATCCAACCAAACCTACCAAGTATCGCTATGCGCGACTGCTACGACGTCGCCTTACGGTCTTAAAAAAGACCTTGAATTTACAGACGTATACAAGGCTACGCACCCGCTACATGCGCTCGGCTGGGCTTTGGCGGATATTAACTCTCGTTTCTTCGACATATCGGTCGATCTTAAATCAATTAGAATCTCTATTCGATAGAGAACCTTTGCTTATGCCGATTTGATCGTCGGCATAAGCCCAACGCTGCCCGTATGTTCGGGCAAGGGGTTTCCCTGCTTTGGCAATAACCCCGAAGAAAAAAGCAGAGCGGTTTGCTCGTCTGGGAATCACCGCAACACAAAGACGAGAGATTGAAACCAAGAGTGTTCTTTTACATGTTTGAGAACGTCTGAAACGACGATAAATCGCGCGACCGAATCGACGGGAGAGCGACAGACATTGGGCTGACAAATATCGGAAGCGAGCGAAGACCGGCTAACATAGAGCCGCGAGCCGTAAACAATATATCCGTAGCGGTTTGACCGCCGCTGCGGGTGCTAAAATATAAAAAAGTACGATTATGAGCGAAGCCAAGAAATTAAGAGAACGCCCAAAGAGGAGTAGTAACATACAAAGACTGTTTCTCAACGGCAGCAAGGAACTCGGTTTAGCAACTGGTTTTACAGACCCTCGCGTTCACGAGAGGTGGAGAAAAGAGGGACTACCCTTTTATATATGTGGAAAGAATTTCTATTATCGAGTTAGCGATGTGGAAAAGTTCCTTACACAGGATAAATACAAAGCGCAAATGGTCGATTTTTCACTTTTAGAATAGTTTATAGTATGAAAACACAGAAACATTATTTGTTAGGGTTCGACGTAACCAAGCGCAAGTCGTTGTACGCCGAAATCGATGCGCTGACAGAGGAGAACCGCGAACAGGCTGCGGAGATTGTCAAGTTGCAGGAGAAAATCGACGAGCAGGCGTACACTATCATGGCGCAGAGAAACAGAATCGACGAAGCCTATAAAGCGAACGCTTCGCTTGCAGACAAACTCGACACAATCAAAGCCGAAGCAGCCGATTTCAAGGAGAAGTACAACGCCGCCGTCAAGTATCAGCAGAACACGCAGGCGGCATACGACGAGTTAAAAGCCGAGTTCGACAAAATAAAAAAGGACAGATTTGTAATAATGCCTCCTGTTGAAGACCCGAACATCCAGTTCAGAACAACCGAAAACAAAGCCGGATGCGTCACTGCAAGAGTTATCGGCTTCAAGCAATCGCCGAAGCAGGCGCAGCCACGAGGCAAGAACGGCAGATTCGAGAAGAGCAAGCGCGATGATAATCCGCGTAAATAGGTTATCGGTAGTTCATCATTATTTGGGTTAGTAGTTTTTCAACCTGCCGACGGTCGGGAGATAGGCGGCAGGAATGGACGGATAGGACGTAACGGAAGGCGTCGGTACGGTGTGCGAATCTTTTTTTTGTTCGTTTGCACTTCGAATATTGCTTGTAAACCTTACATCCACACCGCATGCAACATTAGAGGGGTTCGATTCCCCTCCCGTCCGCAAATTAAATTGACGAAATGAAAAAGAACTTGTTAAGCGGTATCATAGGTTTCTCTGCCTCTGCTGTTCTGTTCCTTGCGGCACTGGGAATAGCCGGCAGTGAAACCGAAAGGTTGAAGCACAGAATACAGGAGGATTCCGAGAGGATTCGGGCGATAGAGATACGGCTCGATGAAAAACAAGAGCGTGCGGATACGATAATCGTACAAGCGACCATGTTGCCACCGCAGATTAAAATATACAACGACATACAGAAATGATTTACAGATTATTCATACTCCTAATCGCAATAATGATGATTGTATACTACGTACTCGTAGTATTGCAATTATGCGACGTGGTCAGATTTACCGCTCAGAGAATCGAATGCAGGAAACTATTCATTCCATTTTATTATTTCATAAAACTAAAAAAATCATGAACAAAGTAATCAAAAAGGTTGTCGCTATTGCGGCATGTTTAGTCGGAGTTCTATTTCTGGTATTGCTCGGTAAAATAGGGCATGACGTCGGCAATGAACAAATCGTCGTAAACCAATTTCCGTTCTCCGGAAATATGGCGTACTGGACTGAACCGGGTTTCAAGTGGCAATGGTTCGGTCGGGTTACGGAATATTCGAGAACCGCACAGATTTGGTTTAACGAAATCAACGTTTCCGATGGCGGGTCGGTAAGCACTCGCGGATGTACGAATCCGGCTTTCGGCATTACTTACTCCGATAAGGGTAAGGGTTTCGTTATCGGCTCGGTGCGAATCGAGTTGCCGACAAATGCCGAGCAGTTGGCTCTTATACAAAAGCACTACGGGTCTGAATATCGACTGATAAACGACCTCGTAAAGCCTACTGTCGCAAAGGTGATACTCGCTTGCGGTCCGCTTATGACGTCGCTCGAATCCGTTGCGGAAAAACGCAATGAACTCACCTCGTATGCAACCGACCAACTCGACAACGGAATCTACAAAACCCGAGTGAAAACAGTCGAGCGCATAAACACCATTACGGGAGAGAAAGAGAAGATTCAGCAGGCTGAAATCGTCCTCGATGAAGACGGCAATCCTATGCGCAGCGAGAAATCGCCGTTCGTAAAATATGGATTGCGGGCGAGCCAGTTTGCGATTACCGATTTGAGATACGAACAGGCGACCAACGACCAGATAGCAAAGCAGCGTCAGGCGGACATGCAGATTATCACTGCCAAGGCAGAAGCCGCACAGGCGCAGCAGGAAACCATAAAGATTGAGGAGCAAGGAAAGCAGAAAGCGGCAGCGACCAAGTGGGAGCAGGAGGCAATCAAGGCTAAGGCGGTAACGGAAGCGCAGCAGAACTTCGAGGTCGCACGATTGGCGGCGTTGGAAGCGCAGGAGAATGCGAAGAAAGTCAAGGCAGAGGGTGAAGCGGAAGCATATCGCCAACGCAAACTCGTAGAAGCGGGACTTTCTCCGAAAGAGCGCGCCGAGTTCGATATGCGAACGAAAATCGGGGTTGCCGAGGCTCTTGCAAAAGTCAATCTTCCGAAGGTCGTAATGTCGGGCAACACATCAGGCAACAATACCGCAATGGATGCGGTCGGACTTAAAATGATGAACGACCTCGTAGAGAAGATGTCGAAATAACCTTTGGCATCAAAACCACCCTGTACGTCCTCGGCGAGTACGCCTTGGGGGTATGGGGGACAGCACGGAGAGACGGCGGGAGATTGGTGGTGTAAGGGTGCATCGCGTTGTGTGGTCAGCGCAGGCGGGTTCGATTCCTGACCAATCTACAAAGGCAACGCCGACACGTTGCCGAATAGGTGTGAGAAACTGACATGGTTTTAGTTTGGGTCGCTCCGAATGTCGGGCGGGGCAAGATGTACGGCGGAGCATCTGAAAATCCGCCACTGGTATCGGGTGGGTGATACTGCCCGATGCTGCAAAAGAACGAGAAAATGGCAAACAAGACGCTTTTCGAGGATTACGACGCATTCGTCAAAAAGTTCGAGCCGAAGAAGACGACGGACGACTGCTATACGCCTGAACCGGTGTATGCGGCTGTCCTCGAATGGGTGTGCGAACAGGTGGATATTACAGACTGCAACATTGTGCGCCCGTTCTATCCGGGTGGCGACTACGAGAATTACGACTACCGCGCCGATGACGTGGTTATCGACAACCCGCCTTTCTCCATAATCTCGCAGATTGTGCGATATTATATCGAGCGCGGTATCCGGTTTTTCTTGTTCATGCCGCATCTAACACTGTTTTCCAGCCAAAACACAGCGACCAAAATAGTTTGTTCTGCCGATATTACATACGCGAATAAGGCTAATGTGAAGACCGATTTCATCTCTAATATGTTTGGGGATATTGAGATAATGACTGCATCCGAACTGAAACGACGCATCGAAGTCGTGAACAAAACGCAAACGGTAACTTTGCCGAAATATCGCTATCCGGATAATGTCATCACCGTATCCATGTTTGACGGCATATTGCGCGCAGGTATTGACATGAAAATCCCGCGTTCGGCAACTTTGCGCATTTCGGCATTGAGGTCGCAAATCGCGGCAAAAAAGAGCATTTTCGGGGGGGGGTATTTGGTAAGCGATGCTGTTGCCCGCGAACTGTCCGTCAAACAACAAGCCGCCAAGCAGGAAGCAATAGTTTGGGGATTATCCGAGCAAGAAAGGTTAGTAATTGAAGAATTGAATAAACATGAACAACTCAACGAAAACAGCGATTGAAATAATCCGGCGGCGCGAGGACGAGGGCGTCAGACCCGCATACGCGTTGTGGGTGGAGATTTACAACGCGATGATAGCGTTCGGCATCACGGGCGAGCAGATGCAGCGCGAACTGAATGCGGGCATCGCAGCGGGATATTTGGAAAAACAGCGCGGAATCAACGGCGACATATACTTATTGAGCAATGGCACAACGACGAAATGATACCGACCAATACGAGATGTTCGGCGCGGAGATTTTGCGTGGGGCTATCAACGGCAAGATAACGTATGCAAGAATACCAATCATCCGCAAAGACGTATTAACGTCCGCAGCGGCGGAGTATGCCGACAAGGTTTTCGCAACGCGGGAAATTCCGGACGATACCCCTCCCGAAATATTGGCGGAGGTAAGAGCCGAAGTTATGGAAGACTTTATGAACGGAATGCGCTATGCGTTGGAGCATTGCCTGATAAGTACGAAATGAAACACGAAGAAGAAAATTTGCAAATAGCCTGCGTGCGCTGGTTCTCGATGCAATACCCGCAATATGCGCCGTTACTGCATCATAGTCCGAATGGAGGACGGCGAAACTTGCGCGAAGCGGCACGGTTCAAGGCAATGGGAACGAAAGCGGGATTTCCCGATTTGTTCTTCTGCTACCCGACAGGTAGCGCGTACGGTCTTTTCATTGAGCTTAAGACGGCAACAGGTCGTCAGAGCAAAGCGCAGAAACAGTGGCAGGACGCATGTACGCGCTTGTGGTATGCGTACAAGATAGTGCGGAGTTTCGAGGAGTTCGTGGAGGTTATGAATTTTTACGTAGCGTGTATCAGGCAACACGAAGATTTGGAGCGGGAATTACTGGAATGTCGGCGGGTATCGGCACCATCGCAGGAAGAGATAGAGAAAAAACAAATACATGGAATTATAAAAATTTAACAAACAACAACTTATGCAAGCGGCGGTAAAAAATATGCGGAAAAATTTGGCGGTTTCAAAAGAAAGTGCAATATTTGTAGTGCCAAACATTCATAATGCGGATACTGCCGTTGCCGTTGCTGTTTTATGCGGTAGTCTTTGTGGCAATGGCATTACGCTGTTGAGTGTTTGGCGACATTTACAAAGAGGCTACCGCTTTCTTTGTATACATATAACTAAACTTTTGTCCACACTATGCCAAACACAGACAAAAGCAGTACAGCAGCGAATAATAGTACCTGCACTGCATCCGTATTCGAGTGGAAAACATTGTACCGCCGCGACCTCGCGAAAGCACAGTTTTCCGAATCTAACGAACTCTACCAAGTCACTATCGACGGCGAACACTGGGATTCATCAATCGCCAGCCGCGTGCGCGCTCAAATCACCGACCTCTACACGGAGCATCATCCGTACATGGCTGTCGGTCGCGCTGTCATTGCCTTTATGGAAACGTCGCCGCAGTCCCGAATCCACCGCATCAGCATCTGCAAGCAGGTCGAGAGAAAATCACGGAACAAGTAACAATATCAAGCCCTTGAAATCGGTGTCGTGTTGTAGTTAATGATTTTCGATTTTTAGTTTTAGGTGTTGATTTTCAAGGGCTTATTTTGGGATATGGAAAATAATTGTAAAATAATCGATAAAAACGCTTGCGGTATGAGAAAGAATACGTATATTTGTAGTGCTGAATCGGTAGGATATACGACTACCAAGACATATTGCAAGCGCATTATAGCGTTGTTCCTTGTTCTCGAACGTATGTTCGACCGATTCAGCAAAATCAAAGGGGGCAACGCTTCTTTTTGTTTACATATAACTGAATTTTACGAGAAAATGCTGAATCGGGTAAAATTTGGATGGTCGGCGAATAATAGTAACCGCGTCCGTTTCTATGGGAAGACCGTCATCGACGGTAAGACAATCACGTCGAAGAAGTACCGCGATGCGTTCAGCGCAATGGAGTGGGGCAAGAACCAACTCAATCGCGATTGCACCGGTATCTACTGCATCACTGTCGGCGGTGCGCATATACCTATAAATGTCCAATTCATCTAATCGGGAGGGCGCAGAGATGACAACGACGCAATATAATAACTACATACGCGAGATAGCTGAGACGATATATGTTCACGTCGTGAACGAGCAGATACCGAGCGGCTACGGACAGTGCATCGAGCCTGCCTATGGTCTTGGCGGCGTGAACTGGATAGACGCCCGTGTGGACGTCGCAACGCGCGAAACGTTCGACAAAGGCGATTATCTGACACCCGATTATTTGGAGGTGGAATACACGGACATTCGTCTGCTGCCGGATGCCGCTATCATGGACGAGGACGGCGAAGATATGACATTCTCCGCCGAGGATACGAAAAATATAAACCGAGAACTGGCGCGGCTTTGCGCGTAAACAATTACGATTATGACACGACTTGAATTTAACAACGAAGTTGTAGCGATTCTCGCCAAAGACCTCTACGATTACGTTTACGGTGAGCGTCTCGAAACAGGCGACAATCAACATATAGTCTGCCCCTGCGGCGTGAAGAAAGATTGCCGAATCACGGGGTACATAGATGTCGTGCGAAAGGATGCGGGAAACGGCTATGCAGTTATCACGGTGCATCGAGACCCGCTGTTCCGCAGCCCGAACGTGTGCGAGTGTCCGATAAGTTCGGACGCGACCGCGAAGATGAACGAAGAACTCGCCAAACTTTGCGCATAAGACTATGAGCGTGATTTACAACGAATATGCACCGTCAGCGCGCCCACACGTCGCCGAGACACAAGGCTATACAAAGTATTACGACCACACCGAATATTCGCATAACGTGTTTTTCATGGCAATCGACGAGTTGATGAACTTTTACCGAAAATTGAAAATAATTGAATAACATGGCAAGAATTGTAGAAAATCCGAAAGGGTTCAAGGTGATAGAACTTTCTCGATTGGAGATTGTGCATAATATATGGGGGTCGATGGGCATCTGCGACTGCTGTAATGAAACCGTACCGACAGGTTATTATATCGCAGTCCTGAATCAATGGTTCTGCCCTAAATGTTACGCTGAATGGCTGGAATATGCGAAACATTATCCGGATGACGAACCGTATGAAACGCGCAATTTCAACAATTACAAAGCGATATTCGGACTTGATTAGTACGGCGCGACCGTGCGCGCGTCGGGCATAAGAGTTAATAATGAAGAAGTGAATTGTGTCGCAGCCGTCGGCACGGAGGCGGCTTTTTAAGAAAAAACAATGATAATCGCAACAATGGAGGACGACCGATACATCTACTACATCACCGAACCGATGAACGTGTATCGGATACCGGAACCGAGAATTACGAAAAACCTTATAAAACAATAAATTATGGCAGACTTACAGAAATTTAACGCAACTATCACGAATCCGCGCACGCAGGAGTACCTCGTGTCGGTGCTTGCCGAGAAAAAGAGCAGTTTCGTAAACAATTTGACGGCACTTGTCGCCAACAACAAAGCCCTGCAAGAGTGCGAACCGCTTACAACAATGTATGCGGCAATCAAGGCTACGGCACTCAACCTGCCGCTCGACCAAAACCTCGGATTCGCATACGTTATCCCATTCAAGAACAACAAGGCGGGAACGACCGAAGCCCAATTTCAAATGGGTTATCGCGGATATATCCAACTCGCGATGCGCTCGGGGCAATTCAAGACTATCAATGTCCGCGACGTGCGCGAGGGTGAAATCGTAGACGAGGATTTCGTTTCGGGAGAATTGAAGTTCAAGAAACTGCCCGACGCCGAACGTGCGAATGCTCCCGTAATCGGGTTCGTCGCATATTTCGAGTTGTTGAACGGATTCCGCAAAATGTCGTATTGGACAGTCGCCGAATTGAAAGCACACGGAATGCGCTACTCGCAGACGTATTCGAGCAGAAACGAGTATGTCCGCAAATCCAGTAAGTGGGAAACCGATTTCGAGGCAATGGCATCGAAAACCGTCCTTAAACTCCTGCTCGCCAAATATGCGCCGTTGTCGGTAGAGATGCAAACGGCAGTGGTAAGCGACCAAGCCGTATTCCGTAATGATGAAAACGATGTCAATTATGTTGATGCCGAAGACATGACGGCTGGCACAGTCGAGGAAATCGCGGAACATGTCGAGGAAAAGAAAGCAGAAATGCGGCAGCGTTCCACAGGCGCAACATCCGACAATATGTTTGCCGGCAGCGTCGAGGAGTACAACCGCAAGTATGGTATCGCGCCTGAATTGAAGTAGCATTCATCGGAAATGAGCAGTATCTATTCAACATACGACGATTCGCAGCGAGCGGCATTGCTGTCCAACTACCTTATTTCATCGTGGAGTTATTCCAAGGTGTCTATGTTTGCTCGCAATGAAAAGGAGTTCGAGCGCAAAGCGATTTACTGCGAACCCTCGAAACGTCCGGCAAGTGCTGTCGCCGGCAGTGCTTATCACAAGGCTGTCGAAACGTTTTTCGTCAATTTGGCAAGCGGTTATAACACCTCACTTACAGAACTGACAGCAATCGCCTACGATTATATAGAATCGACACCGGCAAACGAATGGAGGTTGCAGAAAACTACGCCGACAGTAGACAAGTGCATCGAGGTAGCGACAAAGCAGACAACTGCACTGCTGCAAAATTTCGTATCGGAAATAGATACATACACCAATGACATAGCATCGGTCGAGGGGGTGGAACTATCTTGTGAGGAATGGCTGTGCGTAAACGGAGTAGACATCCCCCTGCCGTGCCGTGCAATAATAGACCTTATAGTCCGGCTCAATGACGGCAAGACGGTTATCATTGACCATAAGAGCCGCGCACAATACACGGATGAAAAGGATTTGGCTCTAACTCGCGGTAAGCAGGCTATAACTTATGCACTTGCCTACGAAAGTCAAAACGGATGTACTATTGATGAGGTATGGTTTGTTGAGAATAAACATTCACGCAATACGGACGGAACTCCACAATTGCGCTGCTATAAACTTATTCTCGACAAGGATTCTCGGAGATTGTACGAAGCGATGTTGTATGAACCTTTGCGACGGATGATAGAAGCAGTCGGCAATCCTGATTATGTATTTACAATCAATGATGCCGATTCTATGGCAGACAAAGCCGAACTTTACCAGTTTTGGGTAAAGACCATGACATCCGAAGTTACAGATTTCAATGTTCCCGACGACAAACGGCATCTTATAGCCAAGCGGCAAAAGAAGATTCGCGATGCTGCAATGAATGCGATAAACCCTCGCGTAATTGCCAACTTCGGCAAGTGTGCGGAATCATTCATAACTTATGATTTAACAACTACCACAATGAACAACAAAGAGAAAATAGAGTACATTCTGCGAACATTCGGCATAATCGTCAAGGTCGCTCACGAAATCGAGGGTTACTCCTCGAATATCTATCTGCTTGAAGCATCTGCGGGAACAAAAATCGGTAATATAATGCGTTATCGTCTTGACATTGCCAGAGCATTGAATGTCGCATCGGTACGTATAGCGGATACTCTGACTGTTTATGAGGGAAAATCCTATATGAGCATCGAAATACAGAAGAAACGGACGAAAGATTTGCCTTTCGATGCGAAGTATCTGTCTGACCGCCGCATTCCGCTCGGAATTGACAATTATGGGAATACCGTCGTATGGAATCTCGATAATCCGGCAACACCGCACATGCTTATCTGCGGGGCGACAGGCAGCGGAAAGTCGGTATCTATAATCTCGACGCTGGAATATGCCCGCTTGGCAGGAATCAACGATATAATAATCCTTGACCCTAAATGTGAATTTACGCGGTATATAGGCATTTCCGGAATAACTGTTTACTCAGACATTGCCGACATCGAAATTGCGATGAAAAATCAGGTTGCAGAGATGCAGGCGCGAGTGAAGCGCGGAGGAGCATCAGGATATACACTGATTATATTCGACGAATTCGCTGATGCTGTACAATTGGCGCGCAGCGGCAAGCAATTGGATATAGTCCAAGACCAAATAGTCGGAACATACGCCAACGGACAGCCAAAGATGAAAAAAGTAACAGTGGGACGTGAAAACTCGCTCGAAGAAAATATGCGAATGCTGTTGCAGAAAGGTCGTTCGTTAGGCTATCGCATTATTGCCGCTACACAGCGAGCATCAGCAAAAGTCATAACTGGCGATGCGAAAGTGAACTTTCCGGTACAGATATGTTTTCGGGTGCCGAAAGAGATTGATTCAAAGGTCGTGCTTGATGAAGCAGGAGCAGAAACTCTTGCCGGACTTGGCGACGGCTTGATAAAATCACCAGAATATTTGGGCATCGTCCGTTTTCAAGGTTTTTACAAAAAATGAAAACGATAAGCAATTCGCTGCATTCTTCCATTTGCTCGGTACTGAAAGCGGTTGTGCAGATGCAGGGCAAAGACAATAAAGAACGAAACGCGATACGAAAAGCACGATTGGTATTAAGACGATTAGTTCAAGATAAATAAAATGAAAAAGGGATTTCCATATTACACGATAGATGCCGACAGGTATCAAGACCGCCGGATTAAGCGTCTTAAACGGGCATACGGGTGTGAGGGGCTGACGGTATACGACTATGTGCTTTGTGAGGTCTACCGCGTCGAGGGATACTACATTTCGTGGGATGACGACATTGTATTCGACATTTCTGATTATTTAGACTTAAAAACCGACCGTATATCCGAAATAGTCGCATTCTGCGCGGAGATTGGATTGTTCGAGCAGACTTTATTCGAGCAGAACATCATCACGTCAGCAGCGATTCAATCGAGGTATATAGAGATGTGCCGGAGGACGAACCGCACTGTGAAAATCCCCACTGAATATGATTTGTTATCAGAAAAAACTGCCGATGATGAATCCGAAAAAATGTCGGACAAAAGGGGGCAAATGTCGGACAAAAGGGGGCAAATGTCCGACAAAGCACCCCAAATATCCGATAAAATAGGGCAAATGTCGGACAAAAGGGGGCAAATGTCCGATTTTGCGACACATAATAAAAGAAAAGAAAATAAAATAAATAATAATTCTCTCTCTCTTTCTCTCTCTCCTTTGGAAAGTCGAGAGAGCGAGAGCGGAGAAGATACGGGCGGCGTGTCCGCCGCAGAGAAAGAGAGTTTTTTTGAAATTTTATTTTTCAGAAATTTTAAGAATCCACAAAAAGAGGTCGAACGCCTAATCGACCACTATTCCGCCGTAGGTTGGCGACGACACGGCGACATACGAGCCGTAAGAGACAAAAAGGCATTAGCGCGAAACTGGAAACCGCAAAGCGAAAACGACATCGGCAGATTCCAGCCGGACGTACTGGCGAAACTACAAGCGGTATACGCCGAGATAAAGGCGGAATCGCCGGAGGATGCGCGGACGATAATCCGAGAAACATACCGATTCGAGGACGGAGGATTCGATTTCCGAATTATCTGTTCAATGGCTGCAATGGAAGCGTATAATAGGCACTGGCAAATTTTCAAGAAAATCAATTTGACAAATGGAAAACAGTGGCGATATAGCATCCCGAAAATATAAACAAAAACTATGAGCAAACGAATGTTGATATACTGCACCGGATGCGGTCGCATGACGTTGTCAGTACCAGTGAACGGCACGAAGATATACCCGCATCGTCCCGATTTGAGCGATAAAAAGTTCTTTCAGTGTCCCGTTTGCGGAAACTATGTCGGAACGCATCGCGACGGTCGTCCGTTGGGGACGATTCCCACGCCGGAATTGCGACGCTGGCGGAATAAAGTTCATGCCGTAATCGACGAATATTGGTTGCCGACGCGCAATTTATTCAAACGGAAAGAACTATACGCCGCATTGTCGGCATATCTCGGCAGGGAATATCACACTGGAACGCTCGGAACAGTGGAGGATTGCATACGAGTTATTGAGTTTTACAGACAAAACTTCAAAAAATAATACGACAATGGTAATTAAGGCTTACAAAGGATTCAACGCGGACATGACATGCCGCGGATTTCAATTCAAAGAGGGAGAAACATACACCGAAGAAAAAGCGGAACTCTGCAATTCTGGATTTCATGCATGTGAAGACCCAATAGACTGTTTGGGGTACTACTCTCCTGCGGATAATGCTGTATTTCATGAGGTAGAACTCGATGAAGTATCCGCAGAACGAGAGAATGATACAAAGATTTGCGGAAAGAAAATCAAAATAGGAGCGGCCGTTAAAATCGGCGAAATGATAAATGCAAGTGTAAGATTATTGCTTGAAAAAACGAAGAACTCTACAAATACATCTTCGGGCTACGGCTCGACAGCGGCATCCTCGGGCAACGGCTCGAAGGCGGTATCCTCGGGCAACTACTCGAAGGCGGCATCATCGGGCAACTACTCGAAGGCGGCATCATCGGGCGACAACTCGACGGCGGCATCCTCGGGCAACTACTCGAAGGCGGCATCATCGGGCGACAACTCGACAGCGGCATCCTCGGGCAACTACTCGACGGCGGCATCATCGGGCAACGGCTCGACGGCGGCATCATCGGGCAACGGCTCGAAGGCAAGCGCAATAGGAAAGAATAGTATTGCGGCAGCCATAGGAAGAAATACACATGTCAAAGGCGATATTGGCTCATGGATTATAGCGACCGAATATGGCGATTGGGACGGAGAATGCTATCCGGTAGTCGGGGTTGTTTCGGCGAAGATTGACGGTGAAATATTGAAGCCGAATACTTGGTATATTACAAAAGGTAGACGATTTGTAAAAGCGGAGGAATAGCCGAAACTTGCAAATTTTTCAAAAACTTTCAAGAATTTAACAACAGATGCTACGGGTATTTACTGCATTCAGCGGCTACGACAGCCAATGTATGGCACTCGACCGTATCGGCATCGATTACGACCTCGTCGGCTGGTCGGAAATCGACAAGTTCGCCATACGGGCGCACGATGCGGTATACCCGCAGTATGCCGACCGCAATTTCGGCGACATTACCGAAATCAACCCGAATGCGCTACCTGACTTCGACCTGATGACCTACTCGTCGCCATGTCAGGATTTCAGTATTGCGGGACGACAGAGGGGCGGCGAGAAAGGTTCGGGGACGCGCAGCAGTCTGCTGTGGTATTGCGAGGAGATTATCCGCGTGAAGCGTCCGCGCTTCCTCGTCATGGAGAACGTGAAGAACCTCGTGTCGGAAAAGTTCCGCCCTCTGTTCCTCGAATGGGAGCGCACGCTATCGAGCATCGGTTATACGAACTTTACTGAAGTGCTGAACGCCAAGGATTACAGTGTGCCGCAGAATCGCGAACGTGTGTTCTGCGTGTCGGTTCTCAACGGCTGGTATGAGTTCCCGCATAGGGAGGTGCTGCGCAAGTGTCTGCGCGACGTGTTGGAGGAAGAAGTTGCGGCGAAATATTTTCTGTCGGAAAAAATGATTATGTTGCTACTAACAAGGTTAAATGAGAATCGCATAAAGCGGTGCGTACACGTTTCACCACCCAGAACAGGGACTGATATTGCACGGTGTTTACGTGCGAACGGTTCTCTATGTCCGACCGATAATGTAATTGCGTTGTCCAATGGAAAACTCCGCCGTCTTACCCCTCGCGAATGTTTCCGCCTTATGGGGGTGTCGGAGCAGGACATCGACGCGATACAGGCAGCGGGAATCTCGGATTCGCAGCAATACAAAATGGCGGGCAACTCCATTGTCGTGGGCGTCCTCGCAAAGATTTTTCAACAACTATTCAGATTTAACCGAATATGAGCGACCTCCTCGAAAAAGAAAAACACGCAATTAAGTTGTTGCGTACGGTAGCGAAGACGACCGACGGCGAAATAGAACTGTCGTATTCGGGCGGCAAGGACAGCGATGTGTGCCTTGCGCTGGCACAAATGGCGGGCATCCCCTATCGGTCAATATACAAGAACACGACTATCGACCCGCCTGGGACGATTGCTCACTGCAAAGAGAAAGGCGCGGAGATAATCCGACCGAAAAAGTCGTTCTTCGGCATAATCGAGCAGAAAGGGTTTCCGTCGAGATTCGTGCGGTTCTGCTGCTCCGAACTCAAAGAATACAAGATACTGGACACCGCGATTCAAGGCATTCGACGTTCCGAAAGCACGAAACGGGCAGCCAATTACAAAGAGCCGATTATTTGCCGAACCTATGGGAGCAAAGCCAATCATGTGAACGTTGTTCTGCCGATTCTCGACTGGTCGGACGCAGATGTGCGTCGGTTTATTGTAAGCAATGACGTAAAGTGTCATCCACTCTATTACGACGAGAATGGGCAGTTCTGCGTAAACAGACGGCTCGGATGTTTGGGTTGTCCGCTTAAAAGCGACAACGGACTTTCGGATTTCAAGAAATATCCCAACCTCGTAAAGGCGTGGATTCGGACAGGTAATGTTTGGTGGAATAAGCCAAGAGAGAAAGAACTGGCATCCAAAGCGAACTTTGCCGATATATACGAACTCTTCTGCTACTGTTTATTTTATGATAATTTGGGCGAATTTAACAACGCCAAATCCGGCATGTTCGGCAAAGTTGATTGCAAGCAGTTTTTACAAGATTATTTCAAAATAGAATTATGAAACACTACCTTACCCGCGCGCAGATGCGCGAACTCGCCGAAATCGACTTCAATACCCGCCAACTGGCGACACACGAATGTACAGAGAACGGAATCACCTATTTCTCTCTATCGATAGGAGACCTTATCGAGATGATACCAAAGACGATAAACGTTAATGGTAAGATTTTGAGTTTAATAGTTTGGAGCAGTTTCCTCGGCAACTGGGGTGTAACTTATGATTATAACCCTATCTATAAATCATTTGGCAAACTTATCGACGCACTGTTCGACATGTTGATTCTACTCAAAAAGGAGGGGAAGATATGAAAATCGGATTAGTGAGCGTGGACGGATACAACTTTCCCAATCTCGCGTTGATGAAGTTGTCGGCATGGCATAAGCAGCAGGGCGACATCGTCGAATGGGCAAATGCGTTATTCGGGACGTATGATAGAGTTTATATGTCAAAAATTTTCACTTTCTCGCCGGATTGCACCGATATTTATAATTGTGAGGTAGTAAAAGGAGGAACAGGATTCGATATGCACGCTGTTTTACCTGCGGAGATTGATAGATTACAACCCGACTATTCTATCTATCCACATGTGGACAATAAAACCGCCTATGGATTTTTGACGCGAGGTTGTCCGAATAAGTGTCGCTGGTGCGTTGTGCCTCTGAAAGAGGGTAACGTGCACCCGTACATGGATATTGACGAGATTACGCAGGGAGGCAGACGCACGAATGTAATCCTCATGGATAACAACGTGCTTGCGTCCGATTACGGCATAGCGCAGTTGGAGAAGATTGCAGACAAGGGCTATTGCATAGACCTCAATCAAGGTAACTCCGCTCGGCTTGTCAATGACGAGATAGCCGGATTATTTGCCCGAATAAGATGGATAGGCTCGAAGATACGCTTTGCCGCAGACACTCCCCGACAGATTGCAGAAGTGGACGAGGCTATGGCGCGTATTGACGGCTATCGAGAGGCGTTAGGTAAAAAGCCTGCTCAATACTTGGTCTATACCATGATTGACGGAGATATTGACGAGTGTTACGAGCGTCTGACCTATTGGCGAAGCAACAAGCGTATGCGAATTGTGGCGCAGCCTTTCCGCGATTTCAACAATCCGAAGCAGACGATACCCCAATGGCAGAAAGACATGGCGCATTGGGCGAACAGACGTGAGTTGTGGGCTTCCTGCGATTTCAAGCAGTTCAAGCCGAGAAAGAATTTCGTCTGCCGCGAGTATTTCAACAACTGATAACAACAACCAAAATCCCAAAGAAACGAATATGAATAAGACAGACAACATCACCCTCCTGCGCGGCGACTGCCTTGAAATTCTGCCCACGATAGCGGATAGGAGCGTAGATGCCGTGATATGCGATTTGCCATACGGCACAACCTCCTGCAAATGGGATGTGATTATTCCGTTCGATAAATTATGGTGTGAGTTTAATCGTATTTGCAAAGGTGCAATAGTTCTATTTGCGACAGAACCTTTCACGTCGGCTCTTGTAGCAAGTAACTACAATGCTTTCAAAGAAAAACTGACGTGGGTTAAGCATAAACCATCCAACATAGGCAACGCTAAAATCCGGCATTTGAAGTATAGCGAGGATATTGTGGTATTCGCTAACGGCAGATACACTTTCAACCCGCAATACACCGAGCGTAAATCCGATAGAGTGCGGCAAGCGCAGAAAGGTAGCAGCAAGCAATGGCGCACCAATAAAAAACCTACACAAGAAGTGTCGTTTGCCACTGAATATGCTCCGCGAGATTGGCATACATTTGACGCTGACCGCAAATTGCAGGGCAACGTGATTACTATTCCGTCCGTTGTGTCAAACTCAAAGGAGAAAGTCAATCACCCCACACAAAAGCCAGTCGCATTATTGGAGTATCTGATTAAAGCATATACCAACGAGGGCGATTGCGTCCTTGACTGCACCGCTGGTTCGGGGAGTACGCTTGTGGCTTGTGTGAATACCAACCGCAGGGGTATCGGCATAGAGCTGATGCAGGAGTATTACGACATTGCCGTGAAGCGTGTAAAGGACGCTCAGGCGCAACCTTATCGCGACTTCTCCGACAAAAGCCAGCCGACGGTCGAGCAGAAGCGAATCGCCCGATGGTGCAACCACAAGGCGATATTTAATACAGTAAAATATGAAGATTATAAAGATTGAATTATGAGCATAAGACGAAACATATTGCCTTTCTGTTTGGCAATGGCAGCGCAAGGGTACGACATCCGGAGCGCGGGTTACACCCAATGCACCGGCAGGGGGAACGAATCGAAGCCGATTTCGGCGGGTAAGAACAAGAAACGACCTATCGGGCAAAAGAAACTCTCAAAAAAGCAGAGAAGAAAACGATATTATGGATACTAAACTTTCAGTTGATGAAATAGAACTGGCTATTCGCGATAGCGGCATATTCAATAAAAGGCAAGATATATTCGTGCCAAACATTTCGTGGGGATTATTGAATCATGAGGCTGATTTGGTCGTTATAACCAAAAGCGGATATTTGTCAGAAATTGAAATCAAGCGGTCATGGTCTGACTTTTTAGCCGATTTCAAAAAGGGGCATGGGCATAAAGACGAACGAGTTTACAAACTATACTATGCAGTACCTGAATCAATCGCGCGGAAAGTTATAGCATTTTTTATCGAGAATAAAGTTGCGAATAATGGGTTAATAATATATGGAGAAGATGGCGGATGTAGAATAAATTACATTCCTGAAACTCCATATTTCAGCGGAGGGCGCAAACTGTTTATCGAGGAATGTCTAACAATTGCGAGATTAGGATGTATGCGCATTTTTACACTAAAAAATAAATTGGTAAAACTAAAAAATGAAAGTAATCAAGATTGAGTGTTGCTATGTCTGCCCGTACTACCGTCCCAGTTCTATCGGCGATGATTACTGCAACTATCCCGCGAATGCTTTGGGCGAATTCCCGTTTCAGCATGCCCGAAAACTCCGCAAGACAACCGACATGAAGCCGCCGAAATGGTGCAAGTTGGAGGAATTAAATTAAATATTACGATATGGATTTATTAGAACAAATAAAGCGTTTACCTAAAAATGCAATTCTTCTTATGGTTTTGCAACTCATGAAAGACGGTGTGATAACGTTTCACGAGGTAGCCGAATTGCAAGCAGAATATATGGCGCAATTGAAAAAAGGTGCTGACGATGATTTCTGCGCCCTGCAATCAAAAGTTTCGTGGTTATGGCACGACAACAAGAAAAATCGCGATGCCAATCTAAAAGAAATTATGCATTTTCTTAAAGACAAAGGGAAAATCATGATTTCCGACGAGGAGATAGATAAAAAGTGGCGGAAATAAATTGAATTAACCGAATAAAAAATGAGTAACGAAAACAAGCACACAGCCAACGAGATGGAAGAAGTTCACCAATATAAATGCCACTATTGCCATCATATATTTGATTTTGGTTCGAATGATATTGTGGATTGGACGTATTATCCGCAAGACAGAGTTGCTGTCGCGTGTATTAAATGCCCGAACTGCGGCGAAACGTTGTCATTTATAGATTTATTTAATAAATATGAAAAATATGAATAAATATCAAACAATAGAATCTGCCGCCAAAGAAAGCGGATTTTCTGAATGCCAGATACACGCTCTAATTATCAATAAAAAAGTCAAATTCAAATATTCCAAGCCAACCATCTTGGTAGACCGAGATTCTTTGAATGAATACATTAACAATAATTGGGGGCTTGCAGAAATAATGCGCAAGCCCTCAAAAGGAGATTTATTGTTTTTTATATCATTAGGTATATATGGATGATGATATTGGCACAATTCTCAAAGTTCCAAATCATCCATAACCTCGCATTTCCGTCGCTCGAACTCGGCATCGGTAATGCCGGAATGAAGTCGGGAAAGTACCTGCTTTATTTTTTCTCGATTTTTCATAACCATAATAAGGCGACCTATATCCGGTCGCCTTTTCTTTTATAGCCCGAAGTATTCGCGGATGAAGCACGGACGGTCGGGGTCGTGCAGTTTCTCGACCGCGAGTTTGTAGATAGCCTTGCGCAATTTGTCGTCATCGATGAACTCCGACAGGACGCGGTAGTGGTCGGAGAATATCATGTTCACCGTAACCCACAACGCATACCTATTATAATAAGGCTTGTCCTCGATTACACCGTCGATGCTCTCAACCAACTGCAAGAACTGCGAGTATGACCACTTCGCCCCTTTCACGCCGTTCTGGTTCACGAACTGCGACACGATTTCGACCGCCTCGTTCTCCGAAAGATAGTTGTTCCATGAGAAGGCTTCGAGTTTCTCGACGACCTCGCGCGCGAGTTTCGGGTTCGACGCCGAGACCTGCGACATCAGCCAACAGAATGCCTTGCCGAGTTCGTGCATCTTCTTGACGTCTTTCGATGCGACCATGTCATCGTAGACCTCGTCGAATCGCTCCATTATGTCTTTTGTTTCCATGTTTTTAGCAATTTGGACACCCGCCACGGAAGCGAGGTATCGGTTTGTAAACTTTGTCGATTTTCGGCGGCTCTTTCGCTATTTGCTTTTCCCGTTTCTCCTCTGCCGCCTTTTCTGTTGATTTTCCCATAAATAGTCGTAAATAAGGTCAATTTCGCCAAAAATCAATAATACCCAATACGAAACGTAGGCGACGAGAAAAGCGACGACTATTGCCGCCACCGGTCGGCGATATGTGAACGTGAGGACGGCGAACGTCGTCCAGAACGTGGCACACTTGCCGCACTTGGCGATTTTCGACGCGACGGACAGAATCGCATCGAAGAATCCCAGATGATACGCGATGAGCGTTATAAGCATCGCTATGATTCCCGTCGCCACCACGTTACGCAACCGTTACGGTGAGAGGTGTTTCGCTGACGAACGCACGACTGCACGGCTTGCACGACGTAGCCGCAATCGAGTTCACCGATGCGCCCTGCGCAATCGTTACCGCCGTCGGCGCAGTCGCCGATGCAATCGGAATCGTGAAGTCCTGCGAGAGCGGCTGCTGCTTCGTGCAGTTGCAACCTCCGTTACATGGTACGTAGGAGATGATGCCCTCTACGTGAATCGTCGCGACGTACTGCCCCGTGCCTACCGTTGCGAGGGAACGCAAGGAGAATCTCGGAGCGAATACGGGAGTGGTCTCCGCGCACGTCTTCTCGCAAAGTCTTTGCGAGATGTTCACTTGAAAGAAATACGGCGAAGTCGTAGAGCCTGCCGCCAATACCGGCGTGATGATAGCCGGCTGAATTTTGTTACAATCCATATAAATAATAGTATTGTCATTTTTTGCCGCCTACTTTTCCTTTATCTCCTCCTCCGCGCCGGCAGCGTTAGGCTCGGGGATGATGTTTTGTGGAGGGAACAGAACTGCGTGTATGTCCTTAACCATATCGTAGACCTCGGCGACATTCTGCGACAAGATTACGACGTTACTGTTTATCAGTTCGAATATGTTCCGCGGTTGTGGCTGCGGCTGTGCCTGATTGGTATTCTCTGCCATATCTTATTTCCTTAAAAAACCGGTTACTAAATTGTTGTTTTTAAATCTGCGCAGCGTCTGCGCGAACTTCGACGCGGTAACGATGTTGCCACGCATATAGTTGTCGTTTACGAACTCGTATGCCGCCTGCTGAGCGTCCTTGACCTCGGTTTCCGATTCGGCATACAAGTATATTTCTACTTTGTACGGTTGCATCATGGTTGTGTTTTACTGTTGCGGTATTGGCGGAATGTTTGCCGGAGGTGCTTCGGGCATCGGTATCGCCCCGCCGTTGCGTATCGATTGAATGAGATTCCAACCTTTGGCGAGGTCGTCGCCGTGTGAGTTGAACCATCCGAACAACTCCTCTGCACTCTGCTTGAACTGCTGCATTGCAGTAGGTTTCGGTTGGTCGAAGTCCGGCAACTCTGCAATGTCCTTCGTCAGATAGTCGTACAGTTTGTCGGCTTGGTCGATGTCGCCGTTCGCCGCTGCGAGACTTGACATTTTAAGCGACATTTTCGAGGTCGCCTGTATCATTGCCATGTTGATTTTCGGTTTTTTCGCTTCAAACATGATTTTCGTTTTAAGAAAAAATGGGAGCGGGCGAATCACCCGCCCCCGACCGGCTACTCGCCGCAACCGCAACCGCAGTTACGCTCGCTAACGCGCTGAACGCGCAGAGCGCAGTTGTTCTGGATTACGGAACTCAGCGGGTTCAACCCTACACCATTCATCAGGGCGTAAGCCTCCGCATTTGCGAGAGCGTTTGCTCCGGCACCCGCTCCTGCTCCGGCGCGTACATCGACGTACTGCGTCATCGTAGGAGTGTGGACATTTTGCCAGCCCTCGCGAGTGTTGCGCTCCTGCGCAAGGTGTGCAGCCACGAGTTCGATTGCCTTGGTGTTGCCGTTTGCTGCGTTCTCGGCAGCCTTGTAGCGCGCTTTCGACGCCTGATTCATGCCGAATGCGAGCGCGAACAAGCCTACGAGTGCTGCACCTCCGAGACCGGCACCCAGTCCGATGCCTGTCGCCGCCATGCCGCGACCGCCGCGGTAATAGCAGCCGTAACCGCCGTCGTTGTAGCCGAAATTGCGTCCGGTGCGGGCGGTGTCCCACATCGCGAGGTCGCCGGATGTAAGATAATTACCTTCCATTTTCCTTTGTCTTTTTTGCCTTCTGACCGCTTCGGGCGTTGCGACGGTCGTTTCATGACCGCAATACAAAGGTCGGGAGAAGTGATGCCCTGTGAAAGGAGTTATTTGTCAGTTATTTGCGACTTATTTGAAAGTTATTTGACAACATTGTCAAGGCTGTTGCGGAGAATGCTCTCGAAGATTGCGCCGCCAAGATGTCGGCGGTTGTCGAAGTTCGCGAGGATGTAGGATATGCTGCTGCGGGTGAAGTGCATACGGTCGGCAATGGCGGATGCGTAGAATCCGCGCCGGCAGAGCAGGTATACGAAAATATAACGAGCATCGACAATTTCGTCAGTGCGCTTGTGCGACAGGATGTCGGCGGCAGGAATCTCGGATTCCCGTGCGACGATTTCGAGTGTGTTCTCGAAAATAGTGCATTTGCGGTCTTGCGACATCATATTTTTTCGTTACCTTTGTGAACTCCTTACATAATATTGGTGCAGTACCTCCGTGGGCATTATATGCCCTTGGCTTGGTGGTACTGCACCTTTGTCGTTAGTTTGAAGTAAGGAGCGGACTAACGAAGTCGAGGGCTTTTTCTTGCCCTCTATGTAAAAATAAGCCGATTAAAATACGCTTATCCTGCAATTATCGACTATTGCATTGTATATCATTGCGTTACATTGTTCAAAACCTCCAAATCACGACCCCGACGCCCACGCCGACGTATGGTTGAAAGCCTTTCGGGGTATATGCTGCGCCGACGCCCGCGGTTACGGCAAAGCGTTTAGGTCGCTCAACGGTGATTGTGGTTGTGCGGTTGTAGGTTTCGATAAAGTCGAGTGTCGGACGCAAGTCGCCGACGACCGGACCGGAGACGATTGCACGATAGGTGCTGTCGCGGTACTCGCGATGCTCGATTGCTACGTCCAGCGTTACGCTGTCGGCGTTATCTGCGACGGCAACCGTCTGCACTATCGTAACCGTATCGGCGGGCGCGAACAGCAGACGCGGAACATCGACGATGCGCCGCTCGGTCGATACGGCTATCGGCGTCGGTCGCTCGTAATACACCGTCTTTATGTGATGCTCCACTTCTACGACCTCCTGCGACGGGCGTAAGAACCAGCCGAGAGCAAAGCCAAACAGCAGTGCGACAATTATATATGCAAAGCGTTTCATTATGTAACGGTTATGTGATTATCGAAAATGTGTAACGGTCTGCCAGCCGAACAATACGTCGTAGTAAAGGCAGTACTCGCATTTGATAAGCGAATCTTTCATATCTCTATCCCTGTTTTATCTCCAAATGTATCGCCGGCTCGGCGGCGTCGTAGCCTTGCAATCTATACGAGAGCGGTTGTATAATCTTCACCACCTCGATGCGCTGCGAGAATGCCTTGATTGCTTCGATTGCCTTTGCCGTCGGCATGTTGCGATACGACACATCGATGACGTTCGTGCGGTCGTAGACGGCATCGGACACGCAGTGATTCGATACGCGATATCCATGCTCACTTAACTCCTCGATGCGTTTCACCATGGCGGCGATAATCTCATCTTTCGGCTTCTTCTGCCCGCGCATCGTTCGGCAGACGTCGCACACCTGTTCGCCCGCCCATTTGTAGCGGATATTACGACCGTCGGCAATGTTGGCATACATAGCCTCCGCCTGCGTGCGCGGTGTGCGCTGCGTGGACGTGATGACCATTTCGTCGATGCCGAGCGCGTCGCCGACCTCGGTAAGCACTTGTTCGGTCGTCGCGCCAATGCGATTAACGCTCGCTGTTATTCTGATTTTCATGGTTTTCTGCCTTTTCGTCCGCAGTGTCTTCTATCGCTGCCGCTATGTCGGGACGGCGCAACAGTTTGAACACATTTATTTTCTTGCGCAGACCTTTGTACTCAAAATAGTTGTTGAATATTGATGTTAATTCGATGCCATATACTACAAGGAGCATCAATGCCGCGAGCGCCGGAATGTCGAGAACCGAGCCGTAAGCCTGTCCGAATACACCTGCAAGCGTTATCCAACATACATAATCGACGAGTTTGTTTATCGCACGCCGCCACTTGCGCGATGGGCGAATGGTCTCCCCTCGCTTGCGGGACGCCTTGATGCCAAATACTGAATCGACGAATATCAATGCTATCGCCAGCACTATGTACGGGAGCAGATTCTCGTAGAAATCCAGCAGCGGCATGATTGCCGACGCCATAACGCCGTTTATAATGTTTCTCTCCTGCATTCGCTATTCCGTTGCTTCTTCCTGCTCTTGTTCAATCTACACATTTTTCTCCGCCGCTTCCTGCGCTGCGAGAATCTTCGCGTCGCGCTCCTCCTGCTCCTTGCGGCGACGCTCCTCGCGAGCCGCCCGCGCTTCGCGTTCTTCCGCTTCGGCTGCCGCCTGTGCTTCCATTGCTGCGCGCTCCTCTGCGTCGAATGCTGCCTGCTCCGCCTTGCGGGATTCCCATGCGGCGACCTCCTCGTCGGTGGCGATACGCCAATCGAGGTCGAGCGTGTCGGATGCACTGCTCACGGTCTTTGCGAAGATGCGTTCGTCGTCGGATACTGCCGACGTCTGCGTTAAATATTTGCCCGTCGGGGCTGTTCTTGTGTATATCATAGTTTTATCGCTTTGTTAATTATTGCCGCCGCCGGTTACTCCTGCGTCGGCGAGTGTTACATTCGGTTTCGCAGCCAGTGCCGCCTGCACGTCGGCATCCGCCATGGCTGCCGCGTATACTGCCGGTGCCAGCGTAATAGTGAGGGTTGCCGTGCCGGCGTTACGTATCATATATAGGATACTATTTATTGACAATAGTGTGCAACCGGAAAAGTTAATATCGCAATTCAAGCCTCTCAATGAGACATCTCGCAGTTTAGGAACACGCACAAAGGTATTCGCGAACATCGATACATCGGATACGGTGAATACTCCGACGATTTTACATAATTCTTGACAATAAGAAAACGAGTAGCCTATTGTTCGGATATTCATATTTGAGACCGCCGCGACAGTGATTTTATTACAATTTCTAACAGTCGCACTAAGCACATTTGCGCTTTCGACATTCGCAATCTGCTTGTAGTTTGTGGTGATAGGCATATTATTCAGATAATATTGGTAACTCATTATATTCGTAGGATAATTGCCTATCGAATAAACATAGTTTATGCGGTTCTGCTCGACCGTAACGAAGATGCCGTTATGCCACCATACACCACCGTCGGCTTGCGCTTGCGTCATGTTGAGCGTCTCGACCTGCCAGTCCTCCAATCCCTCGGTCGAGATGTCCGCATACGGTATCCATTCCGCACCCGCCGTCTCGTACATGTAGTGCATCGGGTCGCCCGACGGTGTGTTCGCCATGGCGGCGATGTTCGTGCGCGCTTGTAACTGCTGGGCAGAGGTGAGATTCTGCGCTTCTTTATAATAAACAGCCCACACGTCTCTCATTTGGACGGGAGCAGGAGCAGTAATGCGTTTATTATCAGTAGTATACAGAATCATACGCAGCACCATCTCATTTGCGAATAAGGCATTGTAATACACTACTCCTGCCATAGCCTCTACTCCATGTATGAATGAATACGATACGTTATCGTATTTTGCTACGATTATATCGGCAGCGACAAGTTCTGATAGTCTGTCTTCGCTCAAAGGCTTGCCGAACTCCGACGCGTCAATATACACAGCGCGTAATCCCGTTGCGTTACCTATCGTGCGCACCCTCTCTTCCTCCGTCAGTTCCTGCGCAGCGTCGAACCGGACAGCACCGTCGGCGGCAGTTTGTGCGCTTTCCGCCGTTTCTTTGGCTGTTTTTGCTACATTGCTCGCGGCTATTGCAGCGTTCGCAGCGTCATCTGCCGAGGTCTGTGCGTCGGCTGCTGCACTTGCCGCACTTGTGGCAACATCGGCTACTGCCACAACGTCTTCTTTCGAGGCATACCCGTTTAGTTTAGCCGCCACATCGTCGCCGAGTTTAGGCAGCGTTATGGTCTTTTCAGCAATGTCGTTAGTTTGTATTTTGTCGGACACTTTTCGGAACGATTCGGGCTTGTAGTCGCTCGGTGCAGGCATGCCGTTCACGTCGAGAACAACGAAATTTCCCGACTTTTCCGGCTCTTTTATTTTTTGAGCATCGACATACTGTTTGTTCGCGATGTCGTCGTCCGCTTCGGGCGTCGCAACCTTGGCGCGACCGTTATTATCGCGACGGATAACAGTCGATGCCGTCGGCTCGGTTGATACCTCGGTTTTATTAAGTTTCCTGTTGATATTGTCGCGAACCCCTTTTGCCAATTTCAGTTCAGTTACTGCATTGTCGGCAATCTCCTCGGTTCCGACAGCACCCGACGCAATGTCGGTAATACCCTCATCATCGCCCCATGTCGTGTCGTAATCGTCGTCGCTCTTTTTCTTCAAGACTTGACCGGTACGACCTCCGGCAGGAACTCCCTCGCCGGCATCGCCCTTGTCGCCCTTGTCGCCCTTGTCGCCCTTAAATATCTTACCGAAATCGACCGTAAATCGCTCTTCGGCATTACGACCGCTACATTGTATTATAACTTCTGTTTCCATACTACTCATTCAGATATGACGATTGCACCTCTATCGCGTATTTAATTTTACCCTTCATGTCGTTGTTATCGGATTTATTTCGCATTGCTATTTCGAGTGAATATAGTCCCGCTACCAAATCTTGGCTTTTCTCTGTCAATAATGAAAATATCGCAAGCCCATCGACAATCTCAATATCGTCCCATTCCGCGACTACTTCGTGGCATTGACGATTATCACCATTGCCACATGCACAACCATTCCCCCGAATCTGCTCTACAATCAGTGCGGCTCGCGGTACAAAACCCTCTGTATTTCCGTTTATCTCCGGCACTCTCAATATGAAGGTCAGAGGTTCTCCTTGATATATTTTCATAAGTTTTACATTTCGTTAGTAAAAAGGTAATTTGTGTTGCGTAGATAATATGCCGGTACAAGAATATTATCGCCTAACCCCTCAAATTCGTAGTATCCATTTTCACCGTTATCTCGTTGTACCCATGCTCTATCGCTCATACCCCAAAATTGCAATGCAATCGAATCGGCTGGGATGTCGAGGTTCGCACTGTCGGCAGTTACATTATTCAGTAGAGTTGTCCACGTCTTGCCGTTGTACGACGAAATACTTTGATTTAGCGGATACCTTAAAACTATACCTTTTGCCGTACCGATTGCGGGCAGTGCGGTAATTACATACGTTTTGTCATCGTCAAATCCTATATAACCATCCGTATCGTCATATTCGTAGAAATCGCCCGATGAATCTATACGGCTCGGATTTATCAACGTGTCCCATACCGCGATATTACCCGAGTTGTTGTTGGGCTTCGGGAGTCCGTATATCAGTACCGGTGTCGCTACGAGATTGCCTGCTTGCGAGTAGTCGATTGTGATGCCGTCAGTAACTCCGTCGCCCCAGTACACTTTTACCTCGGCAGGCGTATCCATTGATAGATTTTTATATTGTATACCGTTCGATTCAATGATTGCACCCTCGATGTCGCTGTACACCTTTATCGTTCGGTAATTCGTAGATTCTACTGCCGTAGCAGAAATAGTAACATCTCCCGTAACACCGGCAATCGTCAGCGTACCAACTGCATTGTTCGGTTCCGGTTGCCAAACCTTGACGCCGCCGATTGTCTGCGAAGTAATGTCTTTATTATCCATGTACACACTTACAGAACTAAATACATATCTCACATCTGTCGTTAATGTTGCTATAAAGGTAGAACCTCCATCAACTTTACCGGTAGACCCTGCAATGCTTGACGAAACATGTGTCAAACCCTGATGCAAAGTATATTGTATCGACTTACCGGACGCTGTAATGTTTACCGGTGCTGTAACATTTGCAATAGTAATTGTTCCAGACTTGCCATCAGCACCCAATGTCCATGCTTGCGATGTTACATCATCATCACCATGTTTCACAACTACTGAATCGATGCTGTATCCTGCATCTGCCGTTAATGTCGCTATAAAGATAGAACCTGCTTCTATGTCTACATTACCGCCAGTAGAAGATGAAATATTAGATAGCGAGAATGTTACAGGCACAGAAAATTTGGAAACCCAACCTGCGATAGAAATAACCTGAAAGATAAATCCCGTATCGGCGAACCCGTTAAAATATTTTGATTCCACCTCAAAGTATAAGTCCCCGTTGGCTTCTGTTCCTTTCCTTACCAAATGAGGGGTGGGATGATTATTAACAGGCAGTGTCGTTCCGTCTAAACCACATTCATTAGGAGAAATCAAGACATGCCAATTTGAAACATTTGAGTTCCTCAATTTTGTACACGTGATTCTATATTTCCCAGTTCCACTTTTTGTAAATGTAATATTCGGAGTAGCACCAGATACATCAACATCCGCAGAATATGCGGATTCTATTGGAATACTCTTAAACGGATTGATAATGCCTGCATATATAACGCCTATCGGTCTACCATATACGTTCTCGGTCGCAGTTAAAACACGCGCAAGGACAATCCAGCCAAAGAATGTCGTATCATCGCCATACCCGAGTAAAACAAGGGTTTCTCTCGACATCGTAATTGACGAATACTGCTCACCATTCTCAAAAAAGTATTTTCCCTCAGGCGCGAGCATCTTAACTCGTTTTGACGAGATTTGGCTACCCCATTTATAATTTATGATTCGGATAATGCGTCCGGAGTTTTCAATTCCCCAAGTAAATTCGGATGGAGCCATAGTCGCAGTTTCTTCGGTAACGCGAATCGGAGCAACTACATTATCATGTTTATCTATACCGTTCTCTCCATCAAAAATATTTCTTTGAACACCTATAATCTTGTAGTATTGCCTATAACTTCCTGTTACCAAGATATATGTATAATCCCCCACATTAGGTGTTTCAGACTTTGTATAGATATAAGATATTGTAGTCGCATCAATAAACGTCCACGCATAATAACCATTGGAATCTTTACTTTCGGCTCGCGACCATATCGTATTATTTTCTGTCCTAATATGTTCTCCTCTTAAAAGCACAAAGGGGTTTGATACACTTCCTGTAATAGTAACATTTTTGAATACCGCATCCTGCGCGGTAATATTACCATTTTCATCCCACTTAATTTTATCTCCGGCAAGTTGTCCCGAACCGTTGGTATTCAAGGCAATCATTTTCGTACCTGCCGAATTATATATTTCAAGAGAAATATTCTTGAACTTGAATATTCCGTTATTGTTAAGGTTGTATTCAAGGCTCGACGTGTCATTACCTATGCGAACCTGATTAAGTGCAAGGTCGATAAAACTTTTCCCATCAGAGGTTTGGATACGCTTTATAACAAGGCGATTAGGAGTTATCTCCGTAAAACCATACAAGGTTGTAAACGACCTATTTCCTGCCGAATCTTTTGAGTTCAACATCCCTACAAGGAAATAGAACATATCACCATCATTACCAGGACCATCTTCATCATCAAGCCCGTCGTACAATTCATATTGAGCCGCTGCACTATATTTGCTTGCGGCTACATACAGCCAATAATAATGGTCATCTATTAGTTGCCCAGATGTGAAATCATTGTCAATATCCCATACCTCGGGCGTTTTATTCGTAGATAATACATCTACACGTCCAGAATCACGGTTTATGGTATAGTGTTCTAATGTCGCTGCACCCACATATAATTTACCATCAGATGTACTAAAATAAATTTGATACTCTTCGGAATAAAAAATTAACTCAAACTGCAATTCATCCGAACCGACAACCAACTGCATCGTTTGTGCGGTTATCGGATTTATAGATTCCGAAAAATGCGCCAAGTTTGCCTTGTTCAAAGCATTCATCAACTCTTTAACGTCCGAGAAGTTTCGCTTAATGATACTATTAAGACCGCGATATATTGTAACCTGCGATTCCCCAAGGTCTTCAATATCTTTGTTGATTTTGTCAATAGTCGAATGAACCGGTTTATCCGACAGAGTAACCTTGTACTCGCGAATACCATTATTTCCCTCACTTATCGTAAGAGTTTGAACTATATATTCAGATGCCGACTTATTTGCCAATTTGAATTTAAGCACTGTGCCACATGTTATAGCATAACGTATAGTCGGATTCTTCTGTAAAAAGATATTATCGAAAGATAGCGTATATGTAGGTTTGGGCTTCGAGTTCTCTGCCAAATATTCTACGCCTTTATTCTTTAACCGTTTTTGTGCTACTTCAACCAATCTTTCAGGCATATAGCAATCAAGAAGAACGAAATGGTCTCCTACTTCAACATTGACATTATTATCTGGCAAATATGTAACCTCATTCTTGCCGCTATCAGGATTCTCGATACGCTTCAATGCAAGTTTGTAATTTGCATATTTTTTATTTTCTGACGGTATTACCCCAATTACATCCAAAACCTCAAACTCATATCCACCCAATTTGCCATCCTTAAACGAAACCTTTGTCCCTTGAACAAAATATTTGTTCTTATCGTCGAACTTAAATGGGAATCGAACATAGATGTAAAATTTAGCATCTGTATCTGAAAATGTATCAGGCTCTACGAACTTGACCTCGTCAATACGAACGTTTGCATCAGTAAGTATAGGAGAATCATAGAACTCACCGAGAGTAATACCCTCAATTGTTGGATATATATCATCGAACACTATACTCGCATATCTGATTCCGAAATTGGAAATAGCATCAGGTGTAGCATCCACATAATCTATTTCACCCTTAGAGGAGAAATATTCAGGAATCATCAAATTAGGAGTATATCGCAATCCTGTCGGGTCTAATCTCAAAGAATAATCCAAAGGAAGATTTTGCGTTCCGCCATAAGTCTTTAAGCGTGTTACAATAGCATCATCTGAAATCTCCTCTGCAATATCGATTAACCCATTGCCTTTTCCGTAAGCGAAGGTATGCGGATTCAGTTCCGCTACTACGCCTATAACTATTTCACGACCTACGACCGTAAAATTCAAATCGAATTGCTCGTGAAATTCGCATATTGCATTCCACAAATTGGTGTTGTCAAAAGTAAAGTTTTCTGCTCGACTTTTATCTACCGAATCATCTATTCTTATAGACCATGCTTTTTGCGGATTATTATTAGGATTATAGTCTGCACTATATTTGTCAAGGTTCGCTTGGATTCGTTCACATAAATCCTCGACAGTACAATAAGCCGAGAATGTTGCCAGTCCTGTATAATGAATCTCATTGTCATTCGGGACGACGTCGCACATGACGTATCGTGTGAGCATAATTGCTTCGCCATAAAACGTAAGATTATACTTAAAAGCATCTCCGCGACCTCCAATGGATGAAGTTTGCTTTATATTCGGAATATTATCAAGTATGAATCTTTGTGTTTGATTGCCTACCTCATACAATACATAATCATCAGGCGCAAATGAAATCAATTCTGCCGAGGTAACTTCACAAGAGAGTTCTGGTATATCCATAAACCCTCCGCTGTAAGTCATTTCCGCAGACGCTATAATTTGACCTTTATTATTATATATATTGTATCTTGCCATACCTTATTCCTCCCGCTCTAACGTGATATTTGTTATCGGGTCGCAAACTCGGAACGTAATTGAAAACTCTACAATATCCGCTTCTCCATCTCTACGATAAAAACTCTTGGGAGAATATGATTTATAATATATATCCCGTCGTCCTATCTTTGTATACTCGTCATATATAGACAATATACCATATCTAATGAAATCGAAAAATCCAGAAATATTATCATTTGCATCCGTATATTCATCTCCGACAAATACAAACTGAATGGTAAGGTCGTAAGCCTTATATACAGGTTTAACTGGAATGTAGACCTCCTCTCCGTCCTCATCTGACCAGTCATTTGTTGCATAATCTTTTACATCCGGAATGATTTGAAACGGAATCGACTGAGTATAAATATTCCATGACGCAGTATCTACAACCGTTCCGGTATCATCCTGAATCAAAAGCGACTTGTATTTCTTCAAATCTATCATTTCTGCGACAAATTTATATGAGTCGTCTTTATAAAAACACGACCTCGATATATTTGCGAAAAACAATTTATCAATGAGGAGTAATCGTGTTGAAAACCCGCATCTTGACCCCGTTTTTTTAAGATACGGGCAGCAGGTATACACTTATGATTACATTGAAAAATTAAGAGAAGAGAATCTTGAACTCAAAAAACAAAATCAACCTACTTATAATCTGATTCCGCAGAAAGGATTCCAAGAAGAAGTTCTTCTGAATGAAGCAACCATCAAAATTATAGGCGGTAAACGAGGTGGCGGAAAGACCGCAATCGGTTTAATTCAGGCATTGCCATATATTTCTAATCCGCTTGCCCGTTTATATGGATTCCGTAAGTTGGAAGATGATGTAAAGCGAGGAATTTGGCGAAGCAGTGAGAATATATTCACGGGATTCGGTGAAGCCAAACCATCATTGCTGACATGGGAGTTTCCAAGTGGAGCAACCATGACAATGGAACATTTGCAAGACCCAAGAAAGATTACAGACCGATTCCGAGGTTCGGAAATGGCATATATTCTATTAGAGGAGTTGGCAGAGCATACACAATCAAACATGAATGTCATGTTCGATTTGCTTACATCTAATCGAAATACAGTAGGCGTAGAAAGCCGCTTTGTCGCCACTTGCAATCCGGTAGGAAAATCCAATGCATTGCGCCATTTCCTCGATTGGTATATCGACCCAGATACAGATACCGTAATACCCGAACGTAGCGGTAAAATTCGTTATTTTTACAGATTCGACGAGAAATCCCTTAAAGGTATTGCTTGGGGGAATAGCCCCGAGGAAGTGTATCGCAATCCTAATGTCAAACCGATAATCGACAAAATGTCGGCAGAATCTGGATTTGATAAATACTCATATATTACGTCTTTATGTTTTATCGAAGGTTCGCCAAAGGAAAATGAAATTCTTAAAACATCCGACCCGAATTACATGAAGCGCATCGCCGCTCGTGGAGGAAAATCTACCGAAAACGATATTCTTGGAGTATGGCGAGATGTAGACGAATCAGACAGCATACTTTCGCTCAACGATATGGAGCGTTTTTTCTCCAATACGGAGCAAAGAACAGGGCTTATAAGGGCATCTGCCGACATCGCTCTTTCCGGCGACTTTTTCGTAATATTTGCTATCGACGGCAACCATGTTTGCGACATGGAAGCCAGAAGTAAAATTGACGGGAAATTGGTTGTTCCAATAATCAAGGATTTCCTTTCGAGAAATAATATACCCGAAGAACGTTTTACATACGACGTAAACGGACTGGGACTTTGGATTAAAGGCGACTTTCCGAAATCCATACCATTCAACAACAAAATGAGAGCATCGGATTCAACACGATGGAACAACATCAAATCCGAATGCGCAGACCTATTCGTCCATGAGATACTGGCTGGTGAATGGAGCATCGATGACAGAATCTTAAAAAAGACTTTCAAGGACAAAAAGGGATTCACGTTCAGTGTTGGAGAGAGATTAATTGCAGAACGTTTAGCAATTAAGAATAGAGAGTCATCAAAATATGCGTTTGAACTCATTGCAAAAGACGAAATGAAAACAATAGTAGGACATTCGCCGGATTTCATCGAGGCTCTCTTTATGTCAATGCTCGTAAAGGGTGTTAAAAAGACAATAATACGTAAAGGATTTAGTAACTACTGGGTTGGATAAATAAAATTATTATGGAAGTTAGGAACATACTTCGGAAGAAGCCTTTTTATCGTATTGCCCCACCTATGTTCGACAACATAGAGATGGTATCGGATATAAACACATCTGCCGCAAACACACAAAAAGTTCAATATATAATTAGGACACAAGCCGATTTTTTGCGAGAATACGACGTATCAGGACACAAAATCAACAGTCGCTTTATATATCCTGACAAAGTAAGCAAGGACGAGAAAGGTAACATTGTTATCCATCATATCGCACGCATGGCGTTGCCATTACAGAAGATGATAACAAAAAAACATCTTGTATATTGTTGTGGCAATGACATAGAATTTAGACTTCTTACCCCGAATCCCACCGAAGAAGACGAAATTTTGCGTAGCAAATTCAAGGAAGGATGGATTTCTAAAAATATGGAAATCGCTTTTTATGCGGCAATAAAGGCTGATAAAGTTACAGGGGATTGCGCTTTCTGTGGAGTATTGCAAGGAGGGAAATTCTCTTGGCGAGTATTCTCATACCTCGACGGCGATACGCTGTATCCACAATATGACCGCATAACAGGAGAACTTAACGCATTCGGTCGCAAATACTCTCAATTCGACGAGAGTGGCGAAGAAGTGATAGAATATCTCGATGTATGGGACAATGAATATATATATCATTTCAAGCGAGATAATTCTACTGCATCAAAACGGATTGCCAACAAAGTTAAACAACTGTTCGGACTTGACGGATGGATACAAGATGGAACGGCAAAACAGCATGGTTTTCCATATATCCCGATTGCATATCATAGGACTGGGCATCCTTGTTGGGATGCATCGCAGGACAATATCGAAGCATACGAGTTCAGCATATCGCAACTTGCTGAAAATAATAAAGCATACGCTTTAAGAATCCTATTTACAAAAGGTGAGGAGTTTGAAATGGGTGCAACAGTCGATGGAACACCAATATCCATTACTGCATCAGATACTAATTCGGATGCAAAGTTCCTCGAACCGGCAGACAGCAGTGCATCATTCGAGCTGCAATTAAAAACCCTTGAAGATAATATTTACAGAGGTTCTTTTGTAAGCAAGACCCCCGACATAAAAGGTAGCGACGTATCAAGCCTTACCGTTCGATTGCTCTTTGCAGATTCTGCCCAACAAGCATTCAATGACAGTCAAGATTATGACTTGTTAATCGATGGCATGGTTAAAATCTTCAAGACTGGCTATGGAACAGAAATGGGTGAAATCACAACCTATAACAAGTTGGAAATTATTGGTTCAATAGTTCCATATATGTATATGAGTGAAACAGAAGAAATCAACAATTTGATGCAACTCGTATCAATGGGCGCAATGTCAAAACGATCTGCATCCGAAATTGCATACCGTATAGGTTATGGAGTTAATGGCGAATGGATGCGCAGGATGAAAGAGGAACGAGAAGCCTTGACTGGTGAAGAAAACAGTAATTCCATCTCAAAGCCAACCAATCCGATAAGCCAAGCCCGCAGACAAATGCAAAACAACTAAATTATTAGATACCATGTTCGGACTAATGCTCAAATCTCAGCACAAAAAATTGTGGCTGAACTTAAATTAGAATTGGCATGCGAGAAGTACAAGCATTCACGTAAGCCAAATAAGGAACTGAAAGATTTTATTGATGAGTAAGGCTCAATCAAAAAAAGAGTTAGATGAGGTTGTAAATATTATAGCAAATACGAATGAACAAGAACGTAATATAATCAATGAATACGTTCATAAAATCGCATCTGCTGCGATATTGTTTTCTCACCTCGGAGTAAAATTTACGTTTGCGTCGAATGATAATCTCGACAAAAAAGTAAACTACATGCTTGTACAATGCAGTGATGACATTAAGGCTTTAATTGAAAAAGCAGCAAGTACAGCATTATTACAAATCAAAGATATTTCCGATGAAGACATACAATCTGCTTTGGATTATGTCAATCGGGAAAACAATGGTAGTACGATAACGGACAGACTTGATGAATATGCCTCCAATATGAAGTATATGCTCGAAGCATATATAGCAGCAGGGATGGCAGAAAACGCCAGTGCCAACGAAATAGCGAATCAATATATAATGTGGATGAATAATCCATATTCATCACCAATGATGCGAGACGCCGCAAAACATCGGTTCGATTTTGTTGCACCGCTTATCCTTTCGCTTGGATATACTCTCGGTTCTGGTCGTTATATCAGCCCTGTTGCAAACACAAAGAGAATTACAACATATTCAATAGCCGAGGGATATAATTATGCAAAATTGGAAATATTCCGTCGCGATAGCCGAATAATAGGTTATCGGACATTCCGAAATAGCAGTTTCCCATGCGAAGTATGTGATGAACTTACGAAAACTATACATCCACTAACAGACCTCGTTTTACCTGCGCATCCTGCATGTATCTGTGGCATGTATGAAGTGTATGCAAATAGCGAACGCACTCCTGAATCTCCATTGCCGGAAGATGTAAAGATTCGGCGTAAGGAGATACGAGAACAGGCAAAGCATTTGACGACACAAACATTCTTCAATTCCGAGTTCCCGAAGCCGATAAAAATTTCCAATAAAGGTATTAAAGAGTGGCTAAATCAACCTCACGAACAGTATGCGGAGAAGAATGAATCGCTTCTACAAATTGATAGTATAATTAAAAATGCTAAATATTTGGGTTATGGTATTGATGTGCATGATAATACGATTGCCGCTCATCTTTTTGAAACGACCATAAACAACGTAAAGTCATGGATAATAATACGAGAGATTTATTCTGCTGGATGTTTAATCCATAGTATATCTGATAATAAAGATATAGTAAATAAAATAACCGCTAAAAAGTAGCACCTCATGGAACTGCAATCCACGCCTCTTACTTTTAAGCGGTTTTCTTACTACAAAGGTAAGGTAATATTTCTAAATATTCAAATTTTAGTCCAAAATGTTTAGACAATCGAAATATAGAAATAAAAAAGTCGTTATTGACGGAGAAACTTTCGATAGCAAAAAAGAGTATAAATACTATAAGCAGTTGTGCGAAAGAGAGAAAAATGGAGAAATATCCGAATTGTGCAGACAAGTAACATTCGATATTATTCCATCGCTTTATGAGAATGTTGAAAAACAACTTAAAACAAAAATAAAAATAGTCCGAAGATTTATTCAGTATGGCATTACGTACACCGCAGATTTTACATACAAAGAAAACGGGAATCTTGTCGTCTGCGATTGCAAAGCATCAGCAGAATTTCAAGACCCCGTTTATAGAATCAAAAAGAAACTTATGCGGTATTTGCTAAATATTGATATAGTGGAATTATACTAATAAAACTGCACATTTAAGTGCATTACTTTTCTTTTATCGTAATCATATATATTATACGCCCCACACCTCTGCATGAGTTCACAAAACCGGTAAAATGAATAAACCATCCACCATTCCCTATCTCTATACAGTTTGAGAATCTCTTTTTGTGAAATTCTAATCGGTTTGCGTACTTGTTTCTCCATAGTTCTCATCCATAATAACGGACTTTTCTTTCTCCTCTTCGAGAACTGTATTATCCTCCTCATTTGATAGTTGTTTGCCATTGATGCCATATAAGGTTGGATTGTTTTTAAGACTTTTAATCGCTGCTTCATTGGCTTCTGTGAGAAATACACCCTCTGGAACAATTGCTGTAACATTATACATCACAGCCAACCAGTTATGGAGATGTTTCACATAATTTTCATTATTGAGATTCTCAATGCAATACTGTATAAACCTCGCTATTGCCATGTCTTTACGGTATCTTATACTCCACACCGGCAATCTGATGGGAGCATTGGCTGTAAATATCTTAAAATGATTTTCTTCGTCTTTGATTATAAAGTTTCCGACTTTATATTCACCCTTTGAGAGTTTTATTTCTCCCTCTTTGTTAATTTTCATACTATGAATTTTTTATGCTGTTGTTCGTATATATCTGATAATAACTGACACCTCGTTTTACATTACGGTACCCGGCTCTTGTTAGTTCGTAACAGACCTGCTTGCCATTTAGATTCAAAGCGTCCATTATAGTTTTTGCTGCGATTTCGCGAGGTGCTTGATTAGGATATAAAGGTTGTGGATAAAATCCGTTTGCCTCCATGTAATTCAATACCGGAGAGGCTAATATCTTTATCTTGTTCAATTCTTTTTCTGAATTGATGGATTGAGTGAATTCGCCGTTTTGTGAGAGTAAACGTTGCCGTCCGACCATAGCCCAATTAAATATTCCGGACATTTCTTGAATCAAAGCAATGGATAGCCGTTTGTCCTGCTTTTCCGGCGGAATCGTTACTCCAAAATATAGAGGTATCAATCTCCGAAAGAAGCCATGAGATTTATCAAGAAAATCGGGCATTTCATTAAATGCAAAAATCAAAGGAGGGGCAACAATTGGAACATTTCCCTTGTATAAATCCCAACCAAGAACAGTTTGCCCGCTTATCAATGCTTTCAATGCCGATGTAAATGCACTATTAGCCTTTACATCCGGAGCAAAGTTCAACCGTTTATTGCGTAATGTTATTATTTGCTTATCATCATTCAACTGAGCCGGAGATAATTCACAAACATATTCTTTGCCTATAAGAGCAGTTATAACATCAAAAACTACACTCTTACCATTTGCTCCGTTGCCATAGACAAGAAGAGCCTTTTCTATTGAGATATTATTGCGATTTATATAGCAGAACCCAACGAACTCTTGTAATATTCGTCTATCCGCATCATTGGGCAAAACTTCTGAAAGGAAATTTTCCCACAAAGGACATTCCGCCTTGGCATTATATTGATAAGGTACTTTATAAGTAGCAGCAAAACTATCACTGAAATCATAAATGCAATCGTTTTCTATATCATATATACCATTGCTAAATGCGATTAAACCATTATCAGTTTCTCGACGTTTTTTCTGTAATATGGGAATTACTAAGTCTGGAACCCGCTTAGCATCGAGCGCACCGATGCCTATCTCACAAAGCCAATTATATATAGTTATTGACAATTCTTTCTCGGAAATTGGCACATAGGTATCATCATCAAAAAAATGATATTCTCCATCAATAATATGAATTGGACATTGCAATAATATCTTCTTTACAATATTCGAGCATATATTAACTCTATCTTGTTGCGTATGTTTCTTTTTCAGAGTTTCAAATTCTCCCTTATATTGTTCGGAGTTATTAAGAAATATCTCGTCAATGGACAT